TGAAACCGCGGCTGCATCGGCTGATCACGCTGCTTTGCCTGGCGAAAGACGGGCCCACACGCGGCGTCGTGCCGGAGCGGTGGGACGTCAAATTCAACCCGCTTTGGCAAGAAACCGACAAGGAATGCGCAGACACCAAGAAAGTCAAAGCCGACACCTATGTGGCTTTGGTAGGCGCGCAGATAATCACGGAGACAGAAGCTGCGATCGGCCTGGCGCCTGATTTCCCGGTAATCGACGTCGCAGAGCGTGAAGCACTCCGCGATAAGCAACTGGACGTGTACGCAGAGTCGCTGATCAACCCGCCTGATCCGCTGGCAGCTGATGGCGGCGGTGGCACAGAGCCCGACGACGATGCGCCACCGAAAGCACGCGGTGATGCGTGGTCGGAAGCACAGCCACGCGATCCCGTAGGGCGCTGGACATCCACCGGGCGGGCTGTGGGCGATGTGTCTAGGCGTGTGCGCGCACAGCAAGCGGCGGCTGTGCGCGCAAAAGTCTTGAAGCCGCACCGGGCGGCGTACGCCAGCGCGCGTGCCGCCCACGCTTCGACGCCCACGGCTGCCACTGCGGCGGCTTTAGGGCGCACTGCAGATAAGCTTCGAGCAACCCGGCGGCGTTTGGCGCGCCAGTATGAACAGCCGCAGGGCGTTACTCAGACAGACCGCCGGGGCACGCGCGCGTTTCGCTCGAAAGACGAACGCGCGGCGCTGCTCGAGCCCCACCGGCAGGCGTTACGCGATGCCGCCCATGCACACAAGGCAGCGCCCACGCCAGCCACTGCGGCGGCGCTGCGTGCGGCCAGTGACCGCCTGCGGGATGAGCGGCGCCGTGCAGGCCACGTGGCCAATCCCGCACGCGGCGCCGCGCTGCTCAAGGACCTACACACCGAGCTCAAGTCACACCGGGGCACGCACCTGGACGCCGCCGCACGCGGCGAGCAGTCGCCCGTGGTGCGGGATATTTGGCGGCTCGAGTCGCAGATCATGCAGGCGCACCGGCAGCACGGCACGCGCGCGGATTTCGTCGCAGCCGGCGGCGCACTGCACGCTGCGGCGACATCGGACAGCGTGATCCGTACGTACATGGTGCGGGAGCTCCAAGCCGGCGGGCCACTGCCGACCACCAAGCGCGAAGCGCGCGCGGCATTCCGCCGGGCGGCTGATGCCGTGGACGATGATCTTTTGGGCGGTGCCGATTCCAACACCGATGCGCTCATGACTGGGCACCCACGCCTGCCACCGAAAGAGCGGCGGGCGGTGGTGCGTGGCTTCGACCGCGATGCGCGCGCACGGCTGCGTGACGTGCATGCGGGCTTGCTCGAAGCGCATCTGCAACAACTGTGAGGCGACATCATGAGCGACCAATACGAGACAGCTGTGTGGATTCTGATCGAGCGCATGCAGGCGGAGATCGCGCGCGAAGTGCGTGTGCTGCTGGGCGAGGAAAAGCACGACCCGCGGATCTTCACCGAGGCCGATCAGCTTCGACGCGTCGAAGCCTTGAAGCTGTGCGCTGCGCAGCGGACCACGGATGCAGAGCGGCACGAGTCGTGGATGCTGATGCACATCGATCAGGGTTGGACGTACGGCGCGGAGCTCGATCCGGCCAACAAGCGGCACCCCAACTTGCTGCCGTGGGATGAGCTGCCGGTGTCGACACGTTCCAAAGCGCGGATCTTCGACATCTGCGCGCGGTACGCGGCGCAAGTGGTCGCTTTGCCGCGGCCGGTCTAGGCCACTGCGCCAGGCACACAAGCCCGCTCGATTACGGCAAGCATGTCTGCGCCGATCGCGCCGTGATCGATCGATGCGTGGCCATCCGCTTCGATGAATCCCGCAGCTTGAAGCGGGCGAATGCGGCGCGGGCCAGGCAACGGACCGAGCAGCAGAAACCGGCGGCGGTCGGACACCGGCCGCGTGTCACACAGTTGAATGCTGAGTGCACCGATGGCGATATGTTGGATTGGTCGTCGCTGTGGCATGGTTTTTTCGTGCCCGTTGCAAGCCGGTGCCGCGCATAGTATCCTCATCCTATGAGCAGAACAACAAGCTTCGTGCTGGGTGACGATCTAGATCGATTCGTGGGCGAGCAAGTGGCGGCCGGCGCCTACGAGACCGCAAGCGACGTGATCCGCGCTGCGCTCGAGCACATGGCGGAACAAAAGCGCAAGGAAGCATGGGTGCTCGCCGCGCTTGATGCTGGCATCGCGAGCGGCCGTGCGGAGACCGGCGCTTTTGATCGGGTGCTGGCGCGGCTGGAATCGCTCGCGCAGAGCAAGGCTGTGGGCGGCGAATGAAGGTCCGTTATCGGCCGCTCGCTGAATCGGACATCGAAAGCATTGCGGTGTACACGCGTACGGAGTGGGGACTCGCACAAGCGATCCTGTACGTGACGCAACTGCGAGACAGTTGCGAGCGGCAATTGGTGCTGCCGGAAATACGCCGCTTCGCACGGCCGGTGGCTGGGCGGCCGGGCGTTTTCCGGTGGCGTGTAGAGCGGCATGTTGTGTATTTCCGGATTGATGCCGATGGATTGGAAGTCGTGCGGATCCTGCATGAGCGCATGGCGCCGGAGCTGCATCTGTAGTCGCGGGCGCGCGGGTGCAGGCTGCACCCGCTTCACCATCGGTGATATTCCTTCGCCGGATCGCCACCTTCACGCCGCCGCCCCGTGATCGGATTGCGGTGCCACCCGTCGATCGGATCGCCCGTGCCGCTCCAAGCTGCGGCGGCTTCCATCGCCCGGCGTGAGTCGAGATAGCACCACGCGTCGAGGATCGCGCCGAACGTGCCACGCTCGCCCATGCACACGCGTGTGTTCAGGCCCATGCGGTACACCGTGATCTCGTAGTCGTCGTCGATGGCACGCCAATACAGCGACTCGGGACGCTCGGGATATTGTGCTGCCGTCATAGTTCCCGTTCCATTTGGCTTTCGTAGTCGTCGATCCGCTCGCGTAGTGACAGGGCGCAGTCACGCGAACACGTTGGATAGCCGGCATCGTCGCCCGCGGAATAGAGCGGCTCGCCGATGGCGATCGGGCAGTCGCACGCGCAGCAGTAGCCGAGTCGCTGATCGGAACCGTCGTTTATGGCGATTGGAGTAGACATAAAGACTCTTACCGGGCTGTCGGGTGATCGGGGCTCTCAACCACATCGGGCAAAGTGCCAGCGACGCGTGCGGCTTCGCTCGCTCGCCAGGCTTCCATGCGCGCGCGGTCTTCACGCTCGAGCTCCGCGCGTGCGGCGCGTTGTATGCGGCGGTGCTTGGCACACATCACCCATGAGATCTGCGGGTTGAGTATGTGGCACATGCTGGCCTGAAGCGCGCCCGCGGCGCCGGGGTAGTTTTTGCCTATGGTGAGTGCGGCTCGCGGGTCTGCGAGCTCTCTTTCGGCCAGCGCCAGCGACGACTCCGCATGACAGTGCAGGCAGCGTTTCGATATCACTGGGCGCCGCCTTTCCGCGCCGCCGTCCAGGCTTCCGCATCGCTGATCTTCCGCTCGACACGTCCGACGAAAGCGACATCGCCGCGTTTCCTGGCCCTCGCCAGGCAAGCTTTCAGATGCGGCAGCAGGTGCTCCGGACATGTTACCCAAGCGGAGCTGCTGCCGTAGCGACAGGCTTTACACCGTGCAGCCATCAGCGGCCGATCTCACTTTCGACGACATCGCCCAGCGTGCAGCCGCACCGTTTCGATTCCGCGCGTAACCACGCCGCCGTTGCGGCGCTGACATGCAGCGTGATGCGCTGCATGCCGGCAGGCGGCCGGCCGCGTGGCTTGCGTGCCAGGTCGGCATCGCGCACGGCCTGCAGACTCGCGCCTGTCGAAGCGCGGATCTCAGTGGGCGCCAGGCCGGCGGCGAGTAGCGCGCGGATTCTGGGTGCGCGTGGTGCTTTGGGGCGTGTACTGCTCATGCCTATACCGTAGCCGGCGCCGGCTACGTGGTAAAGCCTTTTCCGGCGTCAACTATTGACGCCCACACCGAACGCATGCCACGTTTTGATCATGCAGTTCACCAAGACCACCGCCGCCAAGACAGCCGCCAAGTCACGCAAGCCACGCAGCACCAGCGCGGGTTACCGCGCATGTGCCTGCCGGGATTGCATGGAAACTGCGATCGGTGTCGAGGGCGCGCTGTGCCACGCCTGCGAAACCGCAGCCTGCGATCCTGACAAGGAATGCTGTGCGGAAGGTGCGTACGGCGGCTGATTCGCCGCCGTACCCAAGCAAAGCGCCCGGCCGGGTAACTGGCCGGGCGTTTTGCGTTTTGGGGCTCGAGCTCATGAGCTCCGGTGCTCATGAGCTCATGAGCACCCGTGCACCGGAGCTCATGAGCTCATGAGCACCGTTGACGGCTGTGGGTGTCGCAGCCGATAACGCTTGCATGTCTGCTGCCGCCCGCATCGCCGCCGCTCACACCGTAGCCAGGTCGCATCACGACGCAGGGCATGCAGCTCTGCTCAAGTACCGCATGCGGGAGCGTGAGCGGCTAGATGAGCAGGCCCGCATACCCAAGGGCCAGTCAGGCGGCGGTCGGTTCACCAGCGGCGGCACAGGCGGCCGCAGTGGTCCGGCGGTGCGCCTGACACCCGAGCAGAAGATGGCGAAAGCCGCTGCGTACTTGCAGCAGTCGCGCGAAAAGCGTGCGGCGCGCTCCGCAGCCGCGAAAGAGCGCGCCCAGCAAACGCTGCTATTCAAGCGAGCCCCGAAGAAATCCGCGCCCGAGGGCGGTTACACCGTCAACAAGGTATTCCAAGGTGCAAGCGGCACGAAAGCCGTTCAAGGCATCAAAAACAAGGCGATGGTGCACGCCAAGGGCGAAATCGCCCTAGCAGAGCACAAGGCGCGCAAGGCACGCACCGGCCGCACTGTGCCGCCATCGGCTGCGGCGCCTGCGGCAGCACCGGCCGCCCACGGCGGCGAGCATGCCGAACGCGTAGCGAACGCCGCACGGTTCAATAAGTCTCCGGCGCATGCGGCCGCGACGAAAGAGCTTGCCGACGCTACCGACCTGCACACGCGCGCGACTGCGGAAGCCGAGCATTTCAGAAAGACGCAAAAGCGGCGTGATCTGGTCGGCATGGGGCACCCCAATCACATCCAAGAAAAAGCCGCGGAGCGCGTTGCGAAAGCGAAAGCCACGATCGCAGCCGAAGATGCCAAGCATTTTGCAGAGCACGGCAAGTCTAATGCGGAAGTCGCGGCAGTGACCGAGCGAGGAAAGACAGCGGGCGCGCTGATTGCTCGTATGACTGGCAGAACGCCGGCCGCCGCACCGGCCGCCGCAGCACCAGCACCGGGATCGCTGGCAGCGCAGTGGAAAGAGCAAGGCGCCCAGCGCCGCGCTGCAGACCTTGCCAAAGCCGCAAAAAACAGAGCGCTAGAAGCGGGCGAGAATCCGCATCTAGGCAAGAAACCGGCGCAACTCGATACGGCACTCGAGCGCAACGCCAAGAAACTAAGCGATCTAAACTTCCGGATTGGAACGTCCAGCGGGATGCATGAAACGCCCGAGCAAGCCTTGGCGCGGTTTGCAACGCTTCCGATCAGCATGGGCCCGCGAAAGCTGGCAGATGAGCATGCCGCACTAACGCGGGAGCGTGGCCACCTGCATGAAGCTGCAGCCGCTCACGGCGGCGTCAACGAATACAATCAGGTAAACACGCCGCACCGACAGGGTTTGAAACGGCGTGGTGAAGCTGCCGCGCGCAAAGTCGAAGCCGAAAACGCGGCACATGAAGCAAAGCAGAAAGCCGACAAGCAAGCCGCGCAAGAGCACGCGACAGCCGAACACGCAGCAGCAGCCAAGGCAAAAGAGCAAGCATCATTCCAGGCGTCGCGCGATTCAGAGCGTGCACGCGAACGCATGAAGCACGATCACAGCCAAAAGTCTGCTGCGCAAATCAACAAGCAGATCGAGCGTGCAAGCGCAAAGCAATCGGCGAATTCCAGCAAGATGATCGCCGCGGGGTTAGGTCACGAGACGGCGCACGAGACGGCCGATATTCACATGGGCCGTAGGGAAGCACCGGCAGGGCTCAACAATCCAGGGCACCAAACCTTGCGAGCCGAACACGTACGTCTGAGCGATGAGCGTTTCTTCTTGCATGCGGAAGTCGCGCGGCGAGCAGGGCCCGGGATGTCGCGGCTGCCGCGTGGATTTGGGCCGATCGGCGGCTCCGCTAAACGCAAGAAAGCGACGTGACCTGCATCGCGATCATCGGCTCGCCCCGTGCCGGCAAAACCACGCTAGCGCAGCGCATGGCGGCGGATGATCCGTCGCTGGCCGTGGTGCACGCCGATGATCTGATCGGGCTTGGGTGGTCGGGTGCGTCGGATGTGCTGGCGTCGCTCATGCTCACGCCGCAGGGCCCGACGATTTACGAAGGTGTGGGCGTGGTGAGGGCGCTACGCAAAGCACTGCAGGCACAGCCGCACGCCGCACCGGTGGCCCGCTGCGTGGTGCTCGAGCGCCCATGGTTGCAGCTCACGCCGGGCCAGGCCCGCATGCGCACTGCGTGTGCCACGATCCTGCGTGAGATCGAGCCAGTGCTGCGTGCGCGTGGCGTGACCGTGGAGCGCTCGCAGTGAAAGGACTGGCATCAGCGCTGCGCACGCAGGCTGCGGTGCGTGGTGCCGGGTACGCGCGCCAGGTCGCCCGCACCAAGTGGCCGCGGCCGCGCTACCCGCACCGGGAGGTGCTGATCTATCAGCGCAAAATCCGCTATTTTTGCCAGCAAGCCGAATACATCATCCGTCGCGACATCTTCCCGGCGCTGCCTCGATTGCTGGGTGAGCAGTCACGCGTGCCAGCGCCCACCGTACTGCGGCGCGACGCAGCCGACGACATCGACGCAGCCATCGACGGCGCCGCCGCAGCCACGGCGCGCGCGATACCCGATGCGGATGTCGAAGCCGCAGCCAAGCAAACGGCCGTGCGTATGTCGGAATGGCAAGCCGATGAACTAGGCCGCCAGGTGCAGAAGGTGACGAAAGTCAACCTGTACGACGGCAGCACCGGGCTCGAACAGCATCTTGATTTGTTCGTAACTGACAACGTGGCCCTGATCAAATCGATCCCGGCGGATCAACTCGCAGACGTCAAGGGCGTGATCGTGCGCGGAGCTCGAGCGGGCAAGCACCACACGGAAGTTGCGGCGGAGATCGCTGATAAATTCAAGGTATCGCGCAAGCGCGCGGCTTTGATTGCGAGCGATCAGATCGGCAAATTAAACGGAGAGCTCAACCAGATCCGCCAGCAAGGGCTAGGCGTGCGGCGCTATCGGTGGTCGTCGTCGCAGGATCAGCGTGTGCGACCGCGGCATAAAGTCTTGAATGGCTCGATTCAAGAGTGGTCCGCGCCGCCCATAGTCGACACCAAGACAATGGAGCGTGGGCACCCTGGCCAGCCTATCCGGTGCCGCTGCGTGGCGATCCCGATCATTGACGATGTGTTCGCAGATGCCGGGTTGATTGATCCGAGCGACGTCGAAACCACGCACCCGCGGCCAGGCGAGCAACCCGGCATGCAGTCACCGCCGCAGCGTGTGCCCAGCGTACCGCCGGCCAACACGCCCACGCCCACCGTGCGCCCACCGCCGGCACCCATGCCGCCCACGCCGCCGCCACCGGATCCGCCGGTCGGACAGCGCGCGCCCGTGGTCGCACCGGTCACACCTGCACTGCAGCGCCCAGCGGCCAACGATGCGGAGCTGCAGCGGGAGATCGACGCCCGGCTTAAGCGAGAAGTCGATCAGGCTATCGAGCGGGTGAACAAGCTTCGAGCAGAACGCCGGGCCCTGGCCCGCCGCATAGCTGCGGAGCTCGACACGGCGGCCGCCGCAGCGGAAGCCACGGCGGCAGCCGAAGCCCTGGCGATCGCAGAGGCACGCGCTGGTGCCGACTACGTACGCGCTAGCCGGCAGTTTGCCGCGGCCGGTGCTGCGCAGCCGCCCATGCGCCCGAAAGCGACGCCGGGCGGGCGTCGCCAGCCTGCGGCACCCCGAAAGCAGCCAAAGCAGGCTAAGCGGCCACGTCGCAAGCCGGGCCTGCGTCGCTCATGAGCTCCGGTGCTCATGAGCTCATGAGCTCCAGTGCACCGGAGCACCGGTGCTCATGAGCTCCGGTGCTCATGAGCTCCGGTGCTCATGAGCTCATGAGCACTTGACGGCCAGCGCGTGACCTGCGTATCAAGTTGCGTGCCACCCGAGATCGTCAGTCGCTACGACGTGGCGACGCTTGGAAACGCGGAGCGAACGCCGCAGGGTTTCTTACGCGTGCCGGCGTATCTCACGCGTGCCGGGATCCTCGAATACAAGCGCCACGACGGCACCACCGTGCGCGAGCTCCGCCCGGCGTCCGAAGTGTTCGCGCCCAAGTCGCTGGCGACTCTGCGAGCCGCGCCCGTGACCGATCTGCATCCCACCGAGATGGTATCGCCCAAGAATGTCCGATCGCTGTCGATCGGGCACGTGTCGGAAGATGTGCAGCGCGCAGATGGCGATTTGGTCGCAGGCGCGCTCACGCTCCAAGCCGAAACGGCGATCGCTGCGGTGGAGTCTGGCGCTAGGCGGGAGCTGTCGTGTGGCTACCGGTGCCGCATCGATGCGACGCCCGGCACTTTCGAGGGCAAGCCGTACGACCAAGTACAGCGCGACATCGTGTACAACCACGTCGCGCTTGGGCCACGCAATTGGGGTAGGGCCGGGCGTGAAATCGCGCTCCGCATCGACTCGCAGGGCTCTGAAAATGATCAGCCGCCGACAGCTGCAGATGCGCAGTTGTTTCGATTGGACGCCGCAGACGCACTCAGCGTGGCAGCGGTCGCACCGCAGCGCGCGAAAGGGATACGCACCATGGAAACGACGACGATCGAAATAGACGGCCTGCAAACCGAAGTGCCGCGCGACGCTGCCAAGCGCATCCAAGACGCCATCGAAGTGCGTACGGATGCACTGGGCGAAGCGGTGATCGACAAGGAAGCCGCAGACGGCAAGGTTGTGGAGTTGACCGCGCGGATCGCGGAGCTCGAGCTCTACATCGATGGCGAGCAGTCGCGCTTCGATGCGTGGGTAGTCGAGCACGCCGATACGCTGGCCAGCGCGCGCAAGGTGCTGCCGGATGAGCGTTTCGACGGCAAGAGCACCGAGGAAATCCAGGCGGCGGTGATTGGCAAGCTCCGCCCGAAGATCGATCTAGCCAAGAAAACCACATACGAGCGTGCGGCCATCTTCGAGACGCTCACCAGCGACGACGCCGCCACCGGCACCGTGCGCAACGATGCGATCGACCAATCACGCCGCGTGCTGGCGCCGCAGCGTGCGCCGGCCGGGCCTGCCGCAGCGCCTAAGCCTTTCGTGCCGGACTGGCAGCGCTCGCTAAGCACGTCGCGCCGCAACCAAGACGACGGCAACTGATCACCGCCCGCACCGCCCGCGCGACACAGCAACACCCGGAATAGGAGCCACGCGACACCATGCAGACCACGTACTCAGTATTGGCGCCCGAGGGCTTGCTCGGGTTACCTGCCGAAGATTTCACGAACTATACCGACACCGTGATCCCTACGGTTTCGGTCAAGGTCGGCAAGCTGCTAGTGGCCGACACGACGGTGGGCCAGGTCCGCAACAAAGCGCGCTACCCAGCGGCGGCCGCAGACATCACCACGAAAGAAAAGCTGCTCGGGATCACGCGGTGGGACCAATCGCGCGAGGGCGGCGTTGACTATCCGGCGCTGCGACCCACGCCGGTGGTGCGTCGCGGGCGTATCTGGGTGACGGCTGAATCTGCGGTGACGCGGTTTACGCAGTGCTTCATTCGTTATGCGGCGGGCGCCGGTGGCACAGAGCTGGGCTCATTCCGTGCCGATGTCGACACCGCATCGGCGGCTGCGTGTCCTTGGGCGATGTTCATCACCGATGCCACCGCCGGTGCTTTGGTGCTAGTCGAGATTTCCATTTACTGATTGTCAGCCATCAGCTGCAGCTGCAGAAAGGCCCGCGTAACGCCATGCTATTCACCGCTCCACGCGAGATGTCACCGTACGATCGTGCGCAGGTACTAGGCGAGCTGCAAAAGCTGCTGCCGGGTGAGCGACTCGATAGCGCCGCAGTCGACAACGTTTACCGGCAGCTGATTGTGCACCGCGCATCGGTGTACGGACAGAACCGCCTGGACGCCAACGAAACGGCGGTGCTCACGCAGCAGCTAGAATTCATGCGCGCGCGCACGGCCGACATCGAAAGGCCGGCTTTCAAGGCGCGCATGCTGGTGCCGATCACGTCCGAAGTCGATCCCGGCGCCGAAACGTGGGCCTATTCGCAGTGGGATCGCACTGGAATGGCCAAGGTCATCGCGAACTACAGCGACGACATTCCGAAAGTCGCTACTTTCGCGAAGAAATTCGTCAACACGGTGGAAACGATCGCACTCGGTTACGGGTGGTCGTGGCTCGATTTGCAGCGCACGTCGCGCGCTGGGGTGCCTCTGCAGACGCGACTCGCCAATGGTGTGCGCGAGGGCTTCGAGCAGCGCATCGAAGTGATCGGCGCGATGGGGATCACTGAGACCGGCGCCACCGGGTTGCTGAATAACGCGAACGTTCCGCAGATCTCAGCTTCGACGCCGGCCACTGGCGTATCCACCGTGTGGGGCGGTGGCGACAAGACGCCGCAGGAAGTCTTAAACGACCTGCACGCGATGGAAGATGCGATCATCAACAACACCAAGGGCACACGCACGCCCAACACTCTGGTGTTGCCGCTCGCTCGCTACCGCTACATTCAGAAAACGCCCGTGAGTACAGCCGGCGGCGCGAATCCGCGCGATACGATTATGCGCGTTTTCCTCGACAAAACGCAGCTGGTGACAGACATCGAATGGTGGGGCTTTTGCGACACTGCCAACACCGGCAGCACACCGCGCGCCATCATGTACGATCGCAATCCGATCGTGGTGCACTTGGAGCTGCCGCTCGAGCAGCAAGAGATGCCGCCGCAGGCCAAAAACCTGTCGCTCGAGATCAACTCAGTTGGACGCATCGGCGGCGTGGCGTGGGAATACCCGCTGGCCGCTGTGTACATGAACGGCATTTGACGGCCATTTGACGGCCAATTGACGGCACCAAGCATGCGCGAATACACCCACGAATACGCGGTAGCGGCCGGCCTGATCGATCCCGCTGCGGAGCTCGAGCCAAACGACACGCCCATGGTGCCGCCGGCCAATCTCGTATTTTTGGGCAACGCATCCACGCATGTGATCGTGATTCCGCTGCACACGTCCGCAGCGGTCACGGCACCGGTCACAAGCCGGCCGGCTGAGATCACGGTCGTGCAGTTCGACGCCACGGAAGCCGCGGCGTTCGATGCCGCATACAGGTCTGCGCCCGTGCAGGAATGGGTGCAGGCCGGATTACTGACTGTCCGGCGCTACAAGCCCGAGCCACCGCCGGTCGATCCGGATCCCGATCCGGATCCCGATCCCGAAGCAGATCCGGTGCCGGATCCCACGCCCACGCCCACACCTGAATGCACGGAGCCCACCCATGAGACAACTCACAGCAGCCGACGGCCCGCGCCCTGGCGAAATCGTCGTTAGGCTGCGCAACCAAACGGCCCACGTCACGCACCTGTCGCTGCGTGACGGCGCGTTTTTGACCTTGCCGCCCACCGTGGGCGGCGCCATCGCGATCGCGCTCACTGCGGACGAAAAGGCGGCTTTCGACCGCGCGTGGGAGTCGCCCACGGTCAAGGCGTGGATCGCTGCGGGTGACGTGCTGATCGAAACCGCAGACGACTCCGCGCCTGCTACGCCGGCCGTGTATGAGCCACCGGCCGCCGCACCGGCGCCCACGCCGGCACCAGCGCCCAGCGCGCCCACATCCACGCCTGCGGCTGCGTACCGCGACGACGACGACGACGACGACATCTGATCGGTTTGCTCCGGTGCACCGGTGCTCATGAGCTCCGGTGCTCATGAGCTCATGAGCACGAAAGACGACACCATGGCAAAACTCGCACCGCACACCGATGGCGAACCGGCACCCGAGGGCACCACCCTGATCGGTTTCGACAACACGATCGACACCATGCTCACGATCGGGATCCTGCGTGGCGACTACATGGTTTTCGACGCCATGGCGACCACGTTTTACGCGCTCAACCAGGATCAGCTGCAGCGCGCGCGCCAGCAGCTCGAGCAGCAGACGATCTATCAGGGTTGGATCACCGCTGGGTATTTGGTCGAAGCGACGCCCACGCCGCCCGCACCGCCGCCGGAAGATGAAACGCCCTAGCCATGACTGTGACCGTGGACCAGATCAAGGCGGAATTTCCCGAGTTTGCCAACACAGACTCGGTGCTCATCGGCTACAAGCTGGCCGATGCAGAGCGCATGATCGGGCCCGCGGATGCGGCGGGGCTCCGCGACGATGCGGTCAAGTATCTGGCGTGCCATCTGGTGTGCTTGGCGCCGCATGGTGAGTTTGCGCGGCTTGTGGAAAGCGATTCGCCCGGTGGGGCTTCGACCACTTACGAGCGGCAATACAAGGCGATTTTGCGCGGGACGGTGATCACCGCGGTGGTGCTCTGATGCCTGTCACACGCTCGGTCAAAGTCATTGATCACGGCTGGACCAAGATCCGCGACGCCGTGGTCAAGATGGGCGCCGAATCGGCGATCGTGCGTGTGGGCGTGCAGGGCGAAAAGGGCGCGGCGAATCACCAGCACAGCAAGCTCACGGTGGCGCAGATCGCAGACGTGCAAGAGTTTGGGCGCCGGATTGTGCAGCCGAAAATGCGGCGTGTGATCGTGATCCCGGCACGCTCGTTTTTGCGTGCGACCGTGGACATACACCGCGAAGCCATCGCCCGGCGTGAAATGCTCGCGCTGCAGGGCGTGCTGTACAAAGAATGGCCGCTGTCCAAGGCGCTGGGCCTGCTGGGCGCGTACGTCGTCGGACTGTGCCAGCAGCGCATCGCGAACCGCATCCCGCCGCCGAATTCCGACTGGACGATCGCCAAGAAAAAATCGAGCGTGCCGCTCATCGACACGGGCCAGCTGCGTAGCTCGATCACTTGGGTAGTCGAGGGCGCGCCATGAACTGGCAGGCGGCCGAAGATGCGCTGACAGCGTGGGTAGCGCTCATGACTGCGACCGATCCAAGTCTGATCGCGTGGGACCGTGAGCCCGTGGGCATGCGGCTGTACCGTCAAATCGATATGCGTTTCGGCGACCACCGCGCGCGCACCGGCATGCCCGTGGAGATCAGCTACGTGGACGACGGCTCCGGCACGCTCACGCCCACGGCGATCGGCCAGCGCGCGCTGACATGGGCCATCACCGTGACGACACGCGATCAGCACGCAGACGTACGCGCGTATCAGGTCCTTGACGCCCTGGCCGTTGCGCTCGAGCTCCCGTACAGCGAGCAAGTTTTCGAATCGGTGGGGCTCAGCATGGGCGGAGTCGTCGCGCCGATTCATTCAACCTACCCGTCCAGCGAGCACCGCGACTTGTGTCAGGCGACGCTGGCCGTGGAGCTCGATTACGTGCTGGCCATCCACGCGCCAGGCGCTGCTGCGACCGTCGAGACGATCGAACATGTCGAAGTCGATGGCGAAGTCACCAACGTTACGGAAGTGATCATCGTCCCGCCCACGATGATGCCGCCGCTAGATGCACCCCCATAGGAGCCCGCTCGCATGACGACCACCACCGAAGTCGTAGACATCACCGTGGACATCCGCGACGCAGCGGTATCTACAACTGCATTCGGCATGCCGCTGATCGCCGCGTATCACAACTTTTGGCCGGAAACCGTGCGCACGTTTTCCGATGTCGTGGAGCTCACGGTGCCGGCCATCAACGTGCCGACCACGCACCCCATTTACCTGCAGGCCCAAGCCCTCAAGGCGCAAAAGCCCTCGCCATCGCAGTTCAAGGTGGGCAAGCGCTCCGGCATCGCTACGCAGGCGTTTACGCTGGTGCCTGCGACGCCACCTGCCGGCGGTGCGACGTACACCTTCCAAATAGACGGCAAGCCGCTTACAGCCAGCGTACCGGCCGCAGGCACGCTTGCACAGGCATGCACGGCGATCGCCGCCGCCATTACTGCCGCAGCCACTGGCATCACGCCCACCGCCACTGCGACGCAGGTCACGTGCGTGGCGAGCGTGCCCGGCACGCGTCACCCGTGGTCGTGTTCGTCTGCGAATATCTCGTATCTCGAGACCACGCCGGAGCCAGCGATCACGGTGGCCACCGACCTGAATACGATCCGCAGTGCCGATCAGAACTGGTACGGCTTGACGATCGATTCAGTGGGCCCGGCGGAAATCATCGCCGCTGCGAACTGGGCGGAAACGCAGGTCGTGCTGTTTTTTCCGACGCTCGCAGATTCGGCCGTGTGGGGTGCCGGCAGTACGGATGTGGGGTCGCAGCTGAAAGCGGCATCGCTGCAACGCACGATCCCGCTGTGGCACCACCGTGGCGCGGAGCAATGGGCGGACACGGGTTGGGAAGGCAAAATGTTCCCGAAAACCCCGGGCTCTGCGAACTGGGCGAATCAGTCGCTGTCGCTGGTGGATGTGTCGAATCTAGACGACACACAGCGCGGCAACATGCGAACCAAAAACGTGAATTACTACGTGCCGGTCAAGGGCGTACCTTTCACGCTGGACGGCCGCGCGTCGGGCGGTCGGTACGCAGACATCACGATCGGGATCGATTGGTTTGTTGACGCGTTGCAGTCGCGCATCGTTGGTGTGCTCGCGAACAACGACAAAGTACCGTACACGGATCAAGGCATTCAGCTGATCCGCGGCCAGGTGGATGCGCAGATCCTGGAAGCCATCACCGCGACGATCGCCGATGGTGCACAGCCGTGGTCGTCGTCGGCGCCCAAGGTCGCAGACGTCAACCCGACCGATAAGATCGCGCGCATCCTGCGTAACGTCAAATTCCAGTTTGTTTTGCAGGGCGCGATCAACAAGGTGTTTATTCAGGGCACGGTGCTTGTGGCGTGACGGCTCATGAGCTCATGAGCTCCGGTGCACCGGTGCACCCGTGCTCATGAGCTCCGGTGCACCGGTGCTCATGAGCTCATGAGCGGGCGAGAAAGGCTTTCGACATGTCAAACATGCGTGCGTGGAACATCAAGGATCTGGCGCTGTCGCTTAACGCCGTGCCGCTGGACGATGGCGGGTACGGCGAAGATGAGGTGATGCAGCTCGAGTGGGCCGAAGATCAGTTCACGGCCTACGTGGGCGCCGATGGCGAAGTATCGCGCGCCAGCACCAACAACAACCTGGCCACGGTCACGCTCACCTACGCGCAGACAGCGGCCGCAAACGACCGTTTGACTGCGTTGCTGAAAGCGGACATCGCAGCATCGAACGGTGCAGGCGCCGGGATGTTTTCCGCGCGCGACACCGCCGGCCGGATGGTGGTGTCGTCGGAACGGTCGTGGATCATGGCGTACCCGAGCGTCACCATGGGCAAGACGATCCAAACCGTGCAGTGGAAGATCCAACTTGCTGATGCGTCCGTCGGGACGTTCATCGGTGGTCGCTGATGGCGATTGAGACTCGCGAGCGACGCATCGGCGCCACCACGTACCGCGTGACGCAGCTACCAGCCAAGCCCGGCCGAGCGATGCTGGTGCGGTACATACGGCTCGCAGGGCCAGGCGCCGGTGCTTTCGTGGGCGGCTTATCCAGCAGCAAAGCCGGCACTTTCGACGGCTCGGTAGGCGGCGGCATTGCAGAGGCGATCCACGACTTTACGACGCGCATCAATGATGCGGAGCTCGATGCCATATGCGAGGAATTCGCGCGGTATACGATCGTCGTCAAGTCGCGTGATGTCGAGCTCCGGCTGTCCGATGTGTTCGACGAACATTTCGCAGGCAAGTACGACGAAATGTTGCAGTGGTTGCGGTTTTGTTCGGAGGTAAATTTCGCGTCTTTTTTCGCCGTATCGAGCGCAGGAAAGGGCGGACTGCTCAACCGCGCGATGGGAATGGTATCAGCGTGGCAATCCCAAACGGGATCGATTGGGACATCCACCGAATCGCCACCGCCGGCCGCTACCAAGACACCCTGATCGCCATCGAAACGCAGTGGTCACTTGATGATTTGTACGCAGCACACGACGTCTTAGACACGTACGACGCACTAGACCGGGAGATCGCCCGCAACCACGAATCGAGGCAGCGCAGATGATCGTTCGAGAGCTGATCACGCGGCTTGGATTCGAAGTTGACGAAGCGTCTTTCAAGGCTGCGGAGCGCAAATACGACGAAGCGCAAAAGCGCGCGGCCGGCGGTGGGCAAAAGCCAGGCGCGAAAGCGGAAGCCGCCGGTAAGGCGGCCAGCGAAGCGCTCGACAAGACGAAAGAGGCAGCCAGCGACCTAGCCGGCACGCTGGGCAAGATCGGCCAGGTGTTGGGCTCGCTGGGGTTGTCTGCGATGCTGCACCAGTTCGTGGAGCTCGCGTCGAACGCGAACGAAACCACCAATGCGCTGGGCGAGCTATTCGGGAAAGAGGGCCAGGCGGATGTGATCGCGTGGTCCAAGACCCAAGCCGCCGCCATGGGCCGGTCGGAGTTTGACCTGCAGTCGTACGCGTCGCGCTTGGGCTCTGTACTCGGGCCCGTGACCAAGTCACGCGAGGAAGCGACCAAGATGTCGGAAACGCTGGGCGGCTTGGCCGTTGACCTGGCGTCGTTTTTCAACACGTCCGATGAGCAAGCAATGCTCGCGCTGCGCAGCGGTCTAACAGGTGAGTATGAGTCGCTGAAGCGCTACGGCGTGGTCTTGAACGAAGCCACGATGCAAGAGCTCGCGCACTCGAAAGGCATCAAGAAAAAGGTGTCGCAAATGACCGTCGCGGAAAAGACCGAGCTCCGCTACCAGGCGATCATCAATGCGACCAAGACCGCCCAAGGCGACGCCGCACGCACCGGCACCGGCTTTGCGAACGCGAGCAAGGCACTCAAGGCGCAGATCCGGGATCTGGGCACCAACATGGCGCAGACCATGATCCCGGCGCTGGAAAAGCTGGTGCTATTCGGCCGCAACGCCGTGACGTGGTTCAACCAGATGGCCAAGGACACGGAAGTGCTGCGTGCGGCATTCATCGTACTTGGCACCGCGGCGCTGTGGCTTGGGCGCGCGATGTTCATGTCGATGGCGATCCCGCTGCTGCAGATCGGGCTCGTGATCCTGGCTGTCGATGAGCTGATCAATTTGTTCACGGGCGGGCGCACCGTGATCGGCGATTTCTTGGACGAAACATTCGGGCTCGGCACCACCGATGCACTGGTTACGTCGATCGCCGATGGTTTCGATCGGGTAGGGGAAGCGCTCGCCGCCGCGTGGCAGTACCTGAAAGAGTTTATGGCCACCGCCGGAGACATGCAGGGGCTGTGGGACATGATCGCGGGGCGCTGGATGGGTTTCGGCGAAGACATGGGCCTGATGTTCGGCGACCTGTCAGCCAAGATTTACGACTGGCTCATGAAGCCGATCATGGATGCGCAGCACGCGTTTGCGGGCTTCATGAAGCGATTTGGCGTCGACATCCCGGAGATGGAAGGCCAGTCATACGAACGCGCGCGCGGTCGAGGCGTGGGCGCGGATGCGATGGGTGATGATGAGTTTCGTGGAGCCCGCCGCCGTGAGCGTGAGCGTAATCGCCGCGGCGGTGTGGACGCTCGAGCGGAAGCGCACAAAAACTTCATCGAAGATGCGGCGCTGGCCGGGCTAAACGACGATGAGCTCGGCATCGCCCACACACCTGGCACTGCGTGGACACTGCGGCGTCGTGAAGCCCTGAAAGCGCGCGAAGCCGCACGCCAAAAGGAGCTCGCCGCAGATGCGCTGCAGTCGACAGATCCCGCACTATCTGCCGCACCGGTATCGATACCCGCGGGCCCGATGTCCACGCTTGACGCGGGCGAAAGCGCGCTCACGTCTGCGCCGCCGGTCGCCATGGGCGACACCGTGATCAACGTATCGACGAACGACCCAGCCGTGATGGCCCGCGTAGCGCAGCAAGTGGTCGATGCGAACAATAAGAAACTCGCCGCAGCCTTGCCGCGGCGCGGCGGGATGTGACGCACGACCATGCCGACACACGTTGAAATAGGCACGATATGGATCGATGTGTCGGTGAGCGAGACGCACTCACTCAGCGCCGAAGTGTCAGAGCATCCGGTCGAAACCGGGCCCGATGTGACTGACAACATCCGGCCCACGCCGCGCACGATTCGGATCGATGGGTTGGTTACGAACTATCCGATCGAGGAGCCGCTGTCACACATCGGATCGGCGCGGGCGTCGCGTGCGGGGTACCAGATCAACGCCGCGCCCAACACCCTGCCACGCGTGCCGCCCAACACGATCGAAATCGAGGGCGAGCCCACGACGTACGGCCTGCAGCGAATCCCGGGCTTTGGGCAAGCCCTGGCGCTCGCCAGCAACCTAACAGGTGCACTCGGGTTACCCACCCAGCTGCCGCGCCGCAAGTACGCCGCAGAGCAGATCAACGTGGACCGCACGGCATACCGGGGTTGGCAGGTGTCAGCGCTGACATTTACCGAGGATTTCGATCGCGTGCGCGCGGTGTACGACGCGCTGTGTCAGATCGTGGACGCCGCCCAGCCCGTGCAGCTGGTGACGGGCTTGGAAGTGTACGACACGGTGGCGCTGTCGGATCTGTCATTCGAGCGCAGCGGTGAGATCGGGCGTAACACTCTCAAGTTTTCCGCAAGCTGCAAGGTGATGCGCACGGTCGCAGCGCAAACGGTGCCAGTCCCGGCGGATGAGCGTGGGAAGCCGGCCGTGTCGCGCGGCAAGCAAACGACCACGGAAACCAACCCGGCCACGTTGTCAGACTCTGCAAAAGCCCAGCTGCGGGCGTCGCTGCTGGAAAAGGCCAAGCTGCTCGGGCCCGACGCTTTCAAGGGCTTGTTGTCCGGCCTGCCGGGTTTCGGAGGGTGATGCGATGGCGCTCATGCGAATCAATACGACGTCGCACCCACTGGTAACTCAGCAGTCAGACCTGGACGGGGTGACGTATGCTTTTCGGTTCCGGTGGTCGGATAGATCGAGCACGTGGCATATGGATCTGCGCACGCTGGACGATGAGCCGATCGCGCTATCGGTCGCGCTGGTGCCGGCGTGGCCGCTGCTGCGCCGCGTGGTGTCGGCCATACGGCCGCCGGGCGAATTAGTCTTGCTCGACATGTCAGGGCCCGCAGACAACCCCACGCAAGCGGGATTCGGCGATCGCTGGGTCCTGTACTACGTCGAAGCGCTGGTGCTGCGGTGACTAAGCTGTTTGGCAGGGCCATCACGGTGCAGGTCGATACGCTGCAGCTCGACGGCTTCGCCCTGTCGTTTGAAATTTCCAAGTCGCTATCAGCCAAGACGCCCAACAGCTGCGAGCTCAAGGTGCACAACCTGTCAGCCACGCACCGCAAGCACTTGCAAGAGCTCGAGCGGGTGTATGTGTCGATCACGGCGGGTTACGTGGACGGGACGTCGCTGCTTTTCCGCGGTGACTTGCGGGACGTCACATCGTCGCGGCAGGGCCCTACGTGGGTGACTACCATCACGTCCGATTCTGGCAGGCGCGCGCGCAAGGCGCGCATCGTAAAGTCATTCGCCCCGGGCTCCACGGTGGGTGACGTATTGAACGCCGCCGCCAAAGCCATGGGCGTGCGGCTCGGCAACTCAGCACAGCGCATCGTCAACGCCCAGATCGCAGGCACCAAAGCCACGACGTTTTTCAACGGCTACGCGCTGGCCGGTGCGATTGAAACCGAGATCGATCGGCTGGCCCGCAGCTGCGGGCTCGAGTGGTCGGTTCAAGACGATGAGCTGCTTTTCTTGCCGTACGGCGCACCGCTGTCGCAGCTGGCGATCAAGCTCACGCCGGAAACTGGCTTGATTGGCAGTCCGGAGCCCGGCAACAAGGGCTTGTGCGACGTGCGGTGTTTGATCTTGCCGGATGTGTATCCCGGCCGCCGCGTGCAGGTCGAAAGCGAGCACGTGTCCGGCATGTACCGGATCGAAACGTCGAAGCACACCGGCGCTACGTTTTCGAAAGAGTGGTACATCGATCTGCAGCTCAAGTCAGAGCAGCGAAAGGCTTCCACGTGACGCCATGACGATCCTGCCATCCGGCCTAGACGTGCAGCAGTTGTTTGTGCAGCAGGCTATGTCTGACCTGCACACGTGCATGCCGGCGGAGATCGTTGCGGTGCGTGATGGCGGTGCAGACAAGCGGCAGTTCGTTGACGTCCAGCCGATGCTGCAGCGCGTGATCATCGACGAAAACGGCGATCAGCAAAATGAAGCCTTGCCCGTGGTGCAGATGGTGCCGGTTGCATACATGCAGGGCGGCGGGTTTTTCATTTCGCTCCCGCTCGCAGTCGGTGACACGGTGCTGCTGGTGTTCGCGGAGCGGAGCCTCGACACCTGGATACAAAACGCAGAGCGCGCATCGAGGCAGCCAGTGATGCCGGGCGACCTGTCGATGCATTCGCTGGAAGGTGCCATCGCCATGCCCTGCGGGCCCGCACCGCGGTCGGCACTGCTTACGGGCGTGGATGCATCGGATTTGGTGATCGGGACGTCCAGCGGGACGGTGCTGCAGCGCTGGAAGGCTGATGGATCGGTCGTCGTCGCAGAGGGCACGCAATACGTGGCGCTCGCCAACTTGGTGGCCACGGAGCTCGATCGCGTTAAGGGCGATATTGCAGACTTGAAAAGCGCGATCAGCACTGGTTTTACGAACGTGGGTGCCGGTGCCGCGGCGAACGGTCCGGCCGCTGCAGGCGTGTTTGATTCGACAACGGTTGCGATTCCGAGCTCACCGGCCAGCGTGGCCGCCACCAAGACGAAAGCGACCTGATCAACCATGCCAGCACCACCGAAATTACCATCATGGGCGACCGGCGCCGCTTCGATACTCGAGCCCAGCGACGGGAAAAAGGCGCAAGGCTGGGTGCCGGGTGAGCAGCCGCCTGCGAGTTTTTTCAACTACTGGCAAAATCTCGTAGGCCAGTGGGTTGCCGATCTTTCGTCGCGAACTGCAGCGCTCGAAGCGGCTGTGATGGCGCCCGTGTTGACCGCACTTCCGGCAAGTGCCGCGGTGGCGGGTTTGGCAGGTGGATATACAGCGCTGGGCGCGATCGGCTTCGACGCAGACGACGGCCGATGGATCGGCGGTTTCACGAGTGCCGGCAGCTTCTTTGCTGCCGGCGGCGCGATCAATGCGCCCAGCGATACCCGTACAGGTTCCACGGGCCTGCCGTTGGATACTTACGGCGTGACGTTTGTCCAAACGCATTGGATGGCTTTTGGACAACCAGCGGGCCTGTTGCGAGTCACGGATAGCAGCGGCACTTTGACTTCAAGCGCCATAACGGGCACCGCGCGCGTGTGGATGGCAGCCGCGTCCGATTCGGTGAATACGATTGTATTGTCAGACACTGACAGTTTTTATGGTCGCGTGCCGATCGGCAGCACGGCATGCACGGAAGTCGCAGGCACAGGCAACTTTGCCGGCGCCATGCAGCGCTGCATCGTGTGGGACGGGATACGCGATCGATTCGTGGTTGTGTTTGGCAACGGCAACACGATGATATCTACGGACCACGGCGTGACGTGGAGCGCTGCAGGCGCGCACGGCCTGACAGGCGGCGGGCTATTGAGTCTCGCGCACTGCCGCGAAAGCGACCTGCTAGCGGTGTGTGCGAAGTCGGCCGGCGCATTGTGGACCGTGCGCGTATCAGCGGACGGCGGCACCACCTGGACAGATGCAGGGCTCACGCCAGCGGCAAGCGCGAATGTGTGGGAAGTGTTCGACGGCTTTGGCGCGCTGTGGGTGCGCGGTGTGGATGCGTCACTGCGCTGGGCCCTTGAACCATCGCGCTGGCAGGCTGTCAGCGTGCCGGGCGGTGCCCACACGACGCTTGCACGGCGTGGAGCGTTCCGCGGGCTGTGCGCACCGCCCAATGGTGCCGGGGTAGGGCGGCTGATTTACGTAGCGGCTGATGCCAAGCTGCGTGCATCCGGGCCCATTCGCGCGGCTAACAGTCTTGTGGTTGATCGGTAAGCCCATGTCAGACCTAGCTGTCAGCACCGTGGACGATGATTTGCTGCTAGTCGCAGGCGCCGCCCAGCTTGTGACCGGTGCTGCGGCCGTGGCGCAAGCGTGGGAAACCCACATGACGATGTTTCTGGGCGAGTGCTTCCGGGATCTGTCGCTCGGTATCGACTACCAGAATTTGATCCTCATCAAAAACCCTTCAAAAACAGTGCTTCGCGGCTTGTTTGCTCGCGCATCCCGGGAAACGCCCGGCGTGCAAGACGTGACCGATCTGCGATTCGCATTCGATGCGCCCACGCGCGTGCTCACGGTGACGGCTAGCGTGACGTATGTCGAGGGCGGCCAGGCCACGCTGCAATTGAACGAAACGATCGGGGGTGCACCGTGACCGTCTACGGCCTAACGGATGCGGGTTTCGTCGCCAAGACTCTTGAGGACGTCGAAGCGGGTTTCGTCGCCCAGCAGCGCGCCAACATCGATCCCGGCATCGACACGTCACAGTTTGGCCTGATCGGGCAACTGAATGGCATCATGGCGGCGGAAGTCGCGGAACTGTGGGAGCTCGGTGAGGCGCTGTATGACGCGATGGATCCCGACAAGGCCACCGGCCAGTCGCAGGATGCTTTGTATTCGCTCACCAACTCGCTCCGCGAAGATGCCACGGTGTCGCGTGTCGTCTGCACGGTGGTCCTGGCAGCCTCGACATCGATCCCGGCGCTGACAGCCGTTGCCTCGGTGCTGGGCAACGGTGCGGCACGGTTCACCAACTCGGTGGCGATGGCGAACGCCACGGGCTCGCCTGCCACGCTGCAGGTGCCTTTCGAGGCGATGGCCACCGGCCCGACGATCGCGAACGCAGGCACGCTCACGGTACGCGATACGCTGATCACTGGCTGGACTTCCATCACCAATGCCCTAGACGCGGAGCTCGGATCAGACATCGAATCCGATGCCGCGTACCGGCAGCGGCGTACGGATGAGCTCGCAGCGCAGGGCGGCGGCACGGTCGCAGGCATACGCGCCGATCTGCTGGGCTTGTCCACGGTGCTGGCCGCATCGGTGATCGAAAACACCAGCGATACGGTGTCCGTCGATGGTTTGCCGCCGCACTCTTTCGAAGCGGTGGTGCGCTCCGCGATCGGCAGTGACGACGACGACAACATCGCGACACTGATTTGGATCAACAAGCCCGCAGGCATCTTGGCCTACGGGCAAATCAGCGTGCCGGTGGTCGATTCGGAAGGCATCACGCACACGATCGGCTTTTCCCGGCCCACCGAACTGGCGATCTATGTAGCTCTGCGGGTGACGGTCGTGGCAGCTGATTACGTGGGCGATGCGGCACTCAAGGATGCGATCGCGGCATCGGCCGAAACGCCAGGATCGCCCGGGTACTTGGACGTGGGCGACGCAGTGTACGCCGGCCAGTTTGTGACGATCGCCATGCAGCAAGCCGGCGTTTTGAACGCTGAGTGTCGTGTGTCGACCGTATCATCAAACTACGCCAGCGGCGTGGCTGCCGTGACCACCACGCAGCGCCAGGTGGGCACCGTAGACACAACACGGATCTCAGTGGTGCCAATCCCATGACGCTCGAGTACGTACCGGACCACGTGACGCGCGCGGTGGCACGGCTGATCGAGCGCTACCGCAAGCCGCGCACGTCTGCGTTGCTCGGGTCGTGGGTGTCAGAGCTGCAGGCGGTGGAAGATGCTTACTGGCAGCTCTACACGGAGCGGCATCTCGCCACGGCCAGCGGTGCCACGCTCGATCTGCTGGGTGAGATCGTGGGCCAGCCGCGCGACGGGCGCGACGATGAAACCTATCGGCTGTGGATTTCCGCGCGCGTGCTGGTGCAGCGGTCGAGCGGTACGACCGAGCAGATCATCGCCATCGCAGACAAGCTTGCCGGCGGCAATACGGTGATCCTGCGGGAGTACTTCCCGGCGTCTTTCATCCTCGACATGGGCGCGCTGGACTCACACACCGGCCTGCAGATCGCGCAGCTGATCGTGCCGGCCAAAGCAGCCGGCGTGCGGTTCCTGGCGACGTGGAGTAACGTTGCCTGGCCTGCCGTGTTCACTTTCGCGCCTGCCGATGTGCCGATCGCGGCGTCACCGCTGGGCTTCGATGCTGGGCGGTTTGTCTTTGCATCTGATGGCGGCGGAGTCGTCGCGCTTGAGTCTTTTACGTTTGACGGCGGCGGGCCGGATTTCGGCTTCGACCGCGCACTGTTAGGAGGGTGACACAATGGCTAGACCTACCAAGCTTCCACGCTGGGCGACCGGTGGCACCGCGGTGATCGTGGAGCCCAGCGAGCCCGAAAAAGACGCGGGCCATTTGCCGCAGACAATCCTAACGGCCCAGCTCGCAAACTGGCTCGCGAATCTGGCGTACCAGTGGATCACATACCTCGACACCGATCGGCCAGCGCTCACGACCGCGACTGCGCCGGCACAGGTGACTGCTACGACCGTAGCGACGATCGGTACGGACGTGGGAGCCGCACACGCGGACCACGTGCACGCGCTGCCTACGGCGGCGCCTGCGGCGCTCACGATCGGCGGCACGGTGGTTACGGGTACTTCTGCGTCGCTCGCTCGAGCGGACCACGTGCACGCCATGCCGGCCGCTGCGGCTGCGGCCACGCTCACGCCGAACCAGTCGGCCGGCACTGGTGCCGCAGCTACGTTTGCGCGGTCCGACCATGCGCACGGCGTGGTGGTGGCGTCGCCTGCGAATTTGAACGTGGGAAGCGCCACCAGCGTGGGCGCGTCCAATTCATTCAACCGCGCGGATCACGTGCACCAAATGCCGGGGTTGGCGACAACGAGTGCGGACGGGTTTTTGTCGGCAAACGACAAGCTCATTCTCAGCCGATTGCCGCGCGTGAACCAGTGTCGGATCAGCGGCGAGTCAGCGAGCGCCATCATGACGGCCGACAACGCCGCCATCAGCACGATCTATCTACTGCCGTATGTCGGCAGCTCGATCAGCCTGTATGTAAGTGCTCTTAGCATGTGGATTCCGTTCGACATCGCATCGGCCGGCCTCTCGCTAGCGCTGTCGGGAATGACAACTGGGCGGCCGTATGACGTCTATTGCAACGCGCCGTCAACAATCGGCGGCACGCCAGCGCTCGAGCTGTGGCCATGGACAAGCACGACCGCGCGCGTAGCTGCGCTAGCGTTGCAAGACGGCGTGTGGGTGCGCAGTGGCACGCCCACCGCGCGCTACCTCGGAACGATCTTCGCGCGATCGGCAACGACGATCAGCTGGGTGCAGAACGGCAACGACGTTACATCAGCAAAATGTGACATTTGGAATGCTGACAACCGAGAGTTGACGCCGTTCCGTTACACGCGCAGTTGGACGCCGGAGACATTCACGCACCCCACCGCTAACACATGGGTTGCTGCAAATGGAACATCATCGCGTGTCGAGCTTGTGCAGGGGCAACTTGGCCCGTGGACGCGTGCGGATGTGCTCGCCGCAGTGCAGCCGAAAACTTTTGCAGCTGTGACGGCGGTCGGCCTAGACACCGTATCCACGCCGACCGGTCTCAGACCGCGCACACTGATCACTCAGACGGCAGACGCAACCGAGACGAACGGCCAAGCTAGCCTGCAAGTACCGATTGGTTCGCATTATCTCGCGTGGCTCATCTGGGCATCCAGCACAACCGTCGTGTGGTGGGGGGCTCAGTCCGTGCACGAGAGCGGTCTGATTTGCGAGTTTTCGTGTTGAGATGAGGGCCAATCCAATGGCTGATTTTACAGTCGTAATACCCACGCCGCCCACGCTAACAGTCACTGTTAGTCCGCAGGGCGCACCCGGACCTGCAGGCCCGCCCGGTGCGGACGGTGCGCCCGGTGCGCCCGGTGCGGACGGTGCGGACGGTGCGCCGGGTCCCCAAGGTCCGCAGGGTGTCCCGGGTGCGGATGCGGGGGGCATAGCAGTTGCGCTCGATACGACGGGCGCGCCCGTCGACGTCGCCGCGTCCGCGCCGCCCGTCGAAGGTCAGGTCTTGACCGCGACGGACGCAGATCACGCGGTGTGGCGCGTGCCGGGCCTGCACTATGACGCGTCAATCAAATTTTGGACTAGCACCACGGGCGTTGCCACGATCTTGCCGGGGACGTGGGGGTTTATCTGGCAGCCGCCGGTGGGTACTACGTCCGCCGTTGTGTATATCGTGTCGTCGCTCGAAGCTCCGCCCGTCGATGCGCGTTTCGGCCTGTACGTGCATCGCGACGTCACGGTACCCGTGACAGTCCAAGTGCTCGGGACATCGGAAATCCAAGGGCTAGACGGCCTGCGTGGCCCGTCTGCGGTGCTGCTGCCAGGCGCGAATTACGAGTGGATTTTCTACCACGAAGATGGGAGTTCGATCTGGGGTTTAGTCAGCGATACGGCCGGCGGTGCTAAGCGTTTGCAGCTCGCGAGTGGGCAGCAGGTCGACATAACAGGATCGCCCGTGCCGACTGCGGGACAAGCTCTGATCGCGGTAGATGCGACGCACGCGGGGTTTGCGAACCTGCCGGCCGGGCTCGCGCTTACGAACGTGGCACCGTCCAGTGTTGGCGCGACTGCGGCCGTGGTTGGCGTGGGCACGGCGGCCGCGCATGAGGATCACACGCATGCCGTTCTGGTTAGCACCGCGGTTTCGCTGACTGCCGGCGGTGCAAACAGTGCCGGATCCGGCACTGGGTTGGCTCGAGCCAACCACGTGCACGCCGTGCTTGGGCTTTTCACTGCGTTTGCGTGGGCAACCAACGCAGCATCGATCGCCGTTGCGGGTTTCGGTGCGGTGTGGGCTGCATCTAACACCCTGACAGGCAACTCGACACTAACCCTAACAGGTGGCGTCGATGGCGTGATGTTGCGCGTGTACGTCAAGCAAGACGCCACCGGCAGCCGCACGCTCACGCTGTCGATTGCAGGTCGTACGATCCTGCGTGACTCGGGCGTGTCAGACGACAACCCGGCCGCGGGCGTCAACGCGGTCACGGCATATGAGATCGAATTCTTGACGATCATCGCCACGGCTTCCGTGCGCGTTCGCAAGATGCCTTTGGTTTAGGGGTGCACGATGCAAATGCAAACACTCGACTACACGCCGTCACCGCCGATCACTGTCCGTGTTGTCACCGGGGCAACGGTTGGCTTTGGGCTCGCGGTCAAGCATGCAGACGGGACGCCCGTAGACTTGTCGGCCTACACGATCACGGCGCCATTTCTCGACCGGGGCGGCGTCGTGCCGCCCGTTGCGGGCTTTGCCGTCGTACAGACTGGCGTCGCGTCGCTGTCGCTGTCGCTCACCGCGGAGCAATCTGCGCTGCTCGGTGACCTGCACACGCCGGTGTCGTGGTCGTGGCCATGCTGGGCGGAGCTGGACGGCCAGCGGCTAGAGCTCGTGCATGGCACGCTGGCGCTAACGCCGCCGTAGTGCCGATCGCGGTTTGGGCCTGCGGCAATTCGATCGGACGCGCCCAGATCGCCGATCTTCGGGCTTCCAGGCGTCCAAAATGCACGCAAACGGGCGTCTGCGTGCGTTTGGGCTTGTGTGCTCCGCGGATTCGCGCGGTAGTTGCGGCCTGCACACGCTGATGTGTGCAGGCCCTTAAAGGGCGAAAGCCGCCGGTGTCTCACCACCCGCGGCCATCGGGACATCCGCGACGTTTTCACGTCTGGGCGGCTGCCCCACCACGTCACGCACCACACGCGATCGGCAGTGCCAGGAAGCCTAGGACAAGACAGTGACGAACACCAGCCGCAACCTGCGGGCGGCGGGCCGTCACGTCGCAGGCGCCGGGGCGAGCGAGCGGCCGCCAAGGCAGCCGACCGTGCCGACCGCGCAGCCGCCCGCAGGCGCGCCACGCCGCCGCAGGCGGTCACGGAGCGCCTAGACCGCCGCCGCCGGGATTGGCTCCGGCGGCATGGCGACCTGGAAGCGCCGCCTATGCCGGGCCCGCCGGAGCTCCGGCGTGAGCTGTGGCTAGGCGCCCAGTTGCTAATTGCGGACACCACCGGGGAGCGCATCCGCTGGGCGGCAAGGGAGCTCACGGCCGGTGGGTACTCAGAAGTCGTGGGCGGGACGTGGCGGGCTTCGACCGTGCCGCTGGGCGATGGCACCCACCGGTACGATCTGCGAGGCACCGGCCGCAATGCGCTGCGAGCCCGGCGGGTGTTCACGCTTGGCTGGCTCAAGTGCAAGCTCGAGCGGGCCGGTGTGGTCCGCGGTGTGAGCTTGTGCGTTCTGGCGCGTTTCATCCGTGACGTGGACGGTGGCGATCCGTACTGCCGGGACTGCGGCCATTGGCACCCGTCGCGGAGCGCCATGGACCACCGCGGAGCCGATGATTCGCTCGAAACGGGCGACATTGGGTACTTGGTGGCGCTCGAGCAAGCCGGAGCCGTCACCCGGCACCAGTGGCGCACCGCCGATCAGATCGCCCGGTACTGCGAGCCGTGGGAGATCGGCGACAGCGGGTACCCGTGTAACGAGTACCACCTGGCCGGCCGTGACCGTGCCGGCCGCGTAGCCGATGCCTCGCGTATCGCACCGGGCTCGGTGCCGCCGGTGCTGGTTATCCAGTACGCGATCCTGCGTGACCTGGCGCACGACGCCTGCGACGACACGCGGCCGTACGTGCGGTGTGCGTACGGCACCGTCGCGGCACTGCGAGCCCAGCAGCACGCGCAAGCGCCGCCGTAGCGCCGGCCCGCACCGCTGAGACACCACGCAGGGCGTACGCGGCTTAGGGCCACGTGCGCCCTGTCGTCGTTTTTGGGCGTTTTTGGGGCGTCGTGGGCGTGTCCAGCGACCGCCGGCCGGCCCTCGCGAGCTCTCACGCAGGCATCGGTGGGCGTCGAAGCACCGATCGACGCCCCACGCCATGGACGGACGCAGGCTTCCGGGGCTTCAAACCAGCATTACTGGTGTGGTGTGACAACACACTCCCGCTTTTAAGCGGATCTGAGATCAGCCGGCTAGGGCGGGGTGCGCGGCTGATGCGCTTCGCACGGCACGAATTCCATATGCATCAGTGTGCGCAGCGTTTCGTCGCAGAAAGCGAGCAGATGCACCGCCATCCGTTTGCGTGCTGGCAGATCATCGGAGGCAAGGTGCTCGAGCAGGCCCGCGATCACGCACTTCGGGCAAACGATCCTGGATCCGCTCATTTGGTGGTCTTGCCGCGCTTGGGTGCCGGCGGTGCGGCCGGCACGTCGCCCGGCGCCGCCGGGTAGTGCTGCTCGATCATCTCGACGATCAGATCCCGCACTCGAACCTGCCGGCGTGTCGCTGCGAGCTCCAGGCGCATCACCAGATCGATCGGCAGGGTGCAGGACACCTGCCGGGTTTGCTGGCCGTCTGCGCGCTGGTAGGGCGCCGTGATTGTGCCGACCCGCCGCTCTGCGGGTGTCGTCTTGGCGGCGTTCGGGTTGGGCGCTGGGCGCGCGGCGGCCGTGGGCGTGGTGTTGGCTGGCGTCGCGGCGCCCACGCCCACGCGATCGAACATGTCGCGCCCGAGTACGGACGCCCGTGGCGGTCGTGCGGCGGCCATCAGTGCACCGCCTTGCGTCGGATGAGCTCTGCTGCGAGTGCCGCGAAATCCTGCGCCCCGGCGCTGTCCGGTGCGTACACGCGGATCGGAGCACCGTGAGAATACGATTCCGAGATCTTCACGTTCTGCCGGATCACTGTCTTGCACATCGCCGCACCAAACCGGTCACGCAGAGCGGCTTCGACGTCGCGCGACAGCCGCGTGTTAGTTGTTCGCGATGCCACCACGGCGGCGATCGTCAATTGCGGGTTGAGTCGCTCACGCACGCTGGCGAGCGTATCCAGCAGCGTTGCGACACCTTCCAGCGGCGCCGCTTCCGTGTAGACCGGCACGATCACGCTCTGCGCTGCCGTGAGGGCCAGGTGTGACATCAGGCCCAGCGTGGGCGGGCAATCGAGCAGCACCAGATCCCACCGGCCTGGCAGGCGTCGCAGGGCGTGCCGCAGTAGCGTCTCCGCACCGGGCTCGCCTGCGAGCAGCCGATCGATCTTGGCCAGCGCCCGCCCGGACTGCACCAGCGACACCCCGGCCGCCGTGTCGATGATCGGCATGGTGGCGCCATCGACGATCGCCGCCACCAGCTGCGCGCCATCGGTGGGCGGTGCGCCCAGCGACGTGCCGGCGTTGCCCTGCGGGTCTAGATCGATCAGCAGTACGCGCTTGCCGCGTGCGGCGTACTCGGCCGCCAAGTTGATCGCGGTCGTCGTCTTGCACGACCCGCCTTTCTGATTCGTGACCGCGTACACCGCGCCTGTCGCCGCCGTTGCTGCCATGATGTGTCGCCCTTGATGAGTCGCCCTGACACATCAGATAGCAAAAACGCACGCGCGTCACAAGCTCCGGTGCTCATGAGCTCATGAGCTCATGAGCTAAGTGTGCGGGTTTGCTCATGAGCTCCAGTGCACCGGAGCACCGGTGCTCATGAGCTCATGAGCTCTGACCGGGTTGCATTTTTGTTCGCCCGGTGATCTGCTTGGGCCTGGAGGTTACGACGATGGCGACCGATGAAAACGGCATGGGCGTACACGCGGAGCTCAATACGGGACGCACGGTGCTACGGCTCGGCATGCACTGGCCGATCGTGCACGTGCTGTCGCGCTACCCGTATGGATGGGTGATCAGCCGCGATGTGTGCCAGGGTGACGTGTCGCTCGAGTCGCGCGAGTACTTCGACACCGAAAGCGAAGCGCGCGCGGCGTGGCGGCAGCTGGGTGGGTTACACCACGTCGCCATCGCGAATGCGGTCTAGCAGTGATGTGTGCCGCACGGCAGGCTGCCGATTGCGCACGGCCCTATCAATACCCTTACGATCACCGACAAGCACCACGCCGGCTTTGGCGCGCGTGATCGCGGTGTAGAGCAACTGCCGCGACAGCATGTATGTGTGCGTCGAATGGCACACGACGATTGTCCACGGGTATTCTGAGCCCTGTGTTTTGTGCACCGTGAGCGCGTATGCCAGCTGTAGCGCGGCCGCTTGCGCGCCCGTGTACGCCAGTGCGCCGTGATCGGGATACTCGACAACGGCCGCACCGGTGGCGGCGTCTACGGACAGCACGCGGCCGACTTCGCCATTGTAGACGCCTAGATCGTAGTTGTTTTTGGTTTGGATCACGCGGTCGCCTGCACGCAGGTCGCCCGGGGTTGGGTCACGGTGGCCCGCAGCCGTGGGCGGCGGTGGATTCAGCGCGGCTTGCAGCTGCACGTTGGCCGCATCGACGCCTGCGACGCCCGGCCGCTGCGGGATCAAGACTTGCGCTTCGCCACGTGGCCCACCGCGTGGGAAGGCTTCCAAACACAGCCGCCGGACCTTGGGAAGTATCCACGCCGGATCGGTGCACTCAGCGAACCGAAAGTCATGCATCGCGTCCAGCGAAAAACCGTGACCGCGCAACATGCACTGGGCGGCGGTATGAATCCACGAATCGGCCGCAGAGCGGTGCAGCGTACCGAGCCGCACCACCGGCACGATACCGGCCCGCACCATGTCTGCGAAAGGCTGGCCGGCGCCCACCGGTGGCAGCTGATCGGCATCACCGACCAAGATCAGCCGCGTGCGCCGCGTGTCGATGGCAGCGCACAGTGCGGCCATCAGCTCTATGTCCAGCATCGACGATTCATCGACGATCACGACGTCTTGATCGAGCGGTTCATCGGCGTTGCGCCCAAAGCCGCCCAGCCGCGGCGAGTATTCTAGCAACCGGTGCAGCGTGCAGGCGTCGCGCTTGGTGGCTTCTGCGAGCCGCTTGGCCGCCTTGCCGGTGGGTGACGCTAGCGCGTACGTGCGGTGCGAGCGCTCGAGTTGATCGACGGCTTGCTCCAAGCACGTTGACTTACCCGTACCGGGCCCGCCGGTCACGATGCCGACCGGTGCGGAGCACACAAGCTCCACGGCCCGGCGTTGCGTGGGATCGAGCACCACGCGAGCCCGCTCATGAGCTCCGGTGCTCATGAGCTCATGAGCACTGGTGCTCACGACGCCACCCCCGCTTGCCAGTTGCGGGCCCGTGCACACAGCTGCAGCAGCGTGCGGGCGGCGTCCGTTTCGGCGCGGTGCAGGTGCCGCAGATACGCGCGGTCGTCGCGGAGCACCACGCCAGCACGCCCGAGCATCGGCGCCACTGCGGAGCCCGGCAGGCCCAACAGAGCCGCAGTCATGCGCACCAGCGCGCCCGAAGGCAGGAAGCAATGCCCGTGCATCTGGGCGGAGTCGTAGAGCACGTAACGGATCGCCGCCATGATGCGGTGCGGGCTGTCGGTGGCGAGCCCGATGCGCAGCGCCAAAGCATCCGCGCGTTTGAAGCCCACGCCGTGGATGGTGTCGATCAGCTGGTATGGGTCTGCGCGGATGGCTGCGATGGTGCCCGTTAGCGTTTGGTACTCAGCGACGCAGCGGCCGATCTGCGTGTACGTCAAGCCCCACCCGTACAGAGTCACCAGTGCGGCGCGATCGGCTTGCTGCTCACGGTACGCGGCGCCGATGCGCTCCGCGCGCGGTGCGGTGATGCCTGCGATGTCGGTGAGCGAACCGGGCGAGTGCTCGAGCGTGGCCCACAACTGGGCGCCGTGCCCGTACCGCGCCACGATGTCGCGCGCGCGTGCCATGCCGATGTCAGGCAGCGCGCGCACGAGCCAGGCGCACACCGCATCAGCCGACTGTGGTTCCGTCGTGGTGCAGGCCGTGACACGGAACTGCCGGCCGTAGGACGTATCTTGCCACTGGCCGGTGCACTCGAGCGCATCGCCTATCGAGCAGCCGACGAAACGCCCCGTCACGGTGGCCCGCTTGTTGGCCTCGAGGATCAATAAGCCCACGCCCCAACCATCAGGCGTCTTGGGCGAAAAGGACTGCAGTTCGCCGCGTAGCGTGTCTTGTGGCGTGGTTTGCATGGGCGGTCCGTGGGTGCGGTCCAAAAAAATGCGGCCGTGTGTCGGTGTAGAGGGCGATCCCACCGAACACACGGCCGCCGTGACGTTACAGGCAGTCAGGCAGTGTCAAAACGGGATATTGTCATCATCGACAACACCCTGTCCGGCGCCCACCGCGGCATTGGTGGGGCGACGTTGTGGTGCACGCGGTGCAGCAGGTGCCGCAGCACGCGGTGCGGGCGGTGCTGCGGCCGGCCGTGCCGGTGGTGCAGCTCCGCGTGATTGGATGGCGTACCCGCGCATTTCCGCGGCGAAAGCGCGCGCGCTGGTTTCATCCATGCGGTTTTTCATGGCGATGCCGCCACCGCCGATCGGGTTGATCCAGCGCACGCGGATCGTGGGGTTGCCTTCAAGGTCCTGATCTTCCGCGACCACGATCTGCACTTCGTTGCTGTCGATGGTGGTGAGATCGTCAACGTCGTCACCCTGCCAGCCGCAGACACGGAGCGCCTTGAAGGTGTGCTCCCGGGCCTTTTCGCTGAATGAGCCGTACCACGTGATCGATCGGCCGATGGCCGTTTCATCGCCTGCACGGCCGCCGTCCAGGATCTGAAATTCGACGCCCACTTGCGCGTTACCCTGCGATGAGCTGCCTAGCGCCGCTGCGATGGCGCGCGCGCGGTACGTGTCGGGTTGAATGTATTGTGTCACTGGCTGATCTCCTGCGTGGCTGCGGTGGTGTCGGTGGCTACGGCTGCGGCTAGTTCGACAGTTTGGGCGGCTTGGGCGCCTTGGGCGGCGTCGATGTCGGTGGCGATCAGTGCGGCCAACTTGTTGGCGATGCGTGCGAGCTCCGCGGCATCTTGGGCGGCGACCGCGGCAGCCGTCGAAGCGCGTACACGTTCCGCGCGCTTGCCATCCGCGGCAAACGTCAACAGAGCCTCGATTTGTTCGGCAAGCCGTGCCAGCGCTGCAGGCCGGCGGGCCGTGACCGCTTCGTAAAAGTCGGACCAATCGAGGGCGAGACGTGGTGGCAGGTCGTAACGGTTTTTGGCATCGTACGCCGCCGTGCGCTGCGTGTGGATGAACCGGGCGTCAGTCATGACGCCGCGCACGCGGCCGGCCTTTTCAACTGTGGACAAGTCGTGCGCGGCGAACAACACCGCATCCACCCACTCACGCCACAAGCCGGCCGCCTTGATGTTGAGCTTCATTTCGTGCCGGTCGAATGGCTCGAAGCCGGGATCCTTGAAGGCTTTGACGTGGCTATGAGCCAGGATCACCATGTGCATACCGCGCTTCGCGATCAGGCTTTCGAGTGCGCTGGTGAGCCGCCGCCATTCGTCCAGCGCCGCCGTGTAGCCGCGCCCGAAGCCAAAATCCTCGATCGCCGCGCATTGCTTGCCGCCTTGGTCCCGCACGTTCTGGCACACGTGACGCCAGCACAGCGGCTCGAGCCAATCGAGCGTATCGATCACCAGTGTTTGATAGCCGTGCTCGGCTGTGGACAGCTCCGCGATGCCGTCGAACACGTCGGACCACGCACGCGGCTGCGGGAAGCGGTGCACGTCTAGCTCTGAGGTGCCATCTTCCGCGCCCAGAAAAATCGGTGCAGGCGCGCCAGCGGCAAACGTGGATTTGCCCACACCTTCCAGGCCGTACAACACCACGCGCAGAGGCTTGGCGATCTTGCCCTTGACGACGGCGCCCAGCGCCATGCGGCCAGGCTTGCGGATGCTGGGCGGTGGGGTTGGGCCGGTTTGGTTGGCCGCGCTGGGCGCGCGGCCGCCGGTGGCTTGTGCGATGGCCGCGCGTGCGGCTTCGATGGATTGCTGTGCTGCTGTGGTCGCTGACATGGTGCCCTCTTGTTAGTTGCGTGCCGGTGTGCCGGGTGTCAGGCTGCCTTGCCGTCGTCGTGAGCGTAGATCGGTGCGCCGCTGCCATCCTTAGCGGCGCTGGGTAGCTCGGGATGCGTGTTGTCTACACGCTGGTACCGCGTCCAGTCTGCGAGCGATGTTTCGCGCGTGCAAACCGGGAAATACTCACACATCCGGCCGTAACGCTCGCAGCTGGAAACGTTGCGCGGGTAGTACCCGGCCAGTTGTTCGTCGCGGATGCGGCGTGCAGTGAGCCAGGCGTCGCGCGCTGCGTCGATTTCCTCATCGGCCAGCCGCACGACCCAGCCGCGCTGATACACGCTGTCGATGTTCGCGACGACATGCTCTGTCAGGCGGAGCGCAAACTCATCAGGCGTCTCGTTTTCCGCGCGCTGTTTTGCGTACAGGGCGCCGGCTTTTGTGTACTGCCGTTTTTCCACGGGCGTCGCTTGGAGCGGCGACAATCGCGGCTTGCCGACGACATCGTACAAGCACCCAGCGACGTCGAAGCCCAGTGCTTTGGCGCCAGCGTGGTAGGTCGACACCTGCGAATCGAGCCGCAGACACTGCCAGTATACGGAGCCCGGCGTGATGTCCTGGCCCGACGATTTGTGTTCGACGGTGTACACGCGGCTGTCGCGGTGGTTGAGCACCAGAGCATCGAATTTGCCGCCGACTTCAAACGTCTGCGAGTGCCGACCGGTGGCCGGGTTTACCAGCGGCGCACGAAATTCGAGCTCCACGCCCAAGATCTCAAGGTCCAAGTCACCGCGCCATCGGGCGTCGTACCCACGCAGCAGCACTTCTGCCCGTGCCAGGTCGTACGCGTCCAGGGCGAGCGGGCGAATGGCATCAAGCGCCGCCGTGAGCTGCAGCTCCGGCGTGGCGTATGCTCGCCACCAAGCTTCGAGCCCAGCGTGCCATAGCGTGCCCCACCGCAGAGCCTCTGCGGTGGCGCCCACCGGCCGCATACCGAGCTGGTAACGGTAGTGGTGCTCAAGCGCGCATGAGTGGTGCGTGCGCAGCTGCGAGTTTGTCAGCAGCTGCAGCCGGCGGTGCGGCGTGGGCGCGGTCGCGGTGGCCAGCGCGGTGGTGGTGACGGCGGTATCGGTGAGTGGGTGGGTACTGCTGTGCGATGTCACGCTGGCAGGCGTAACACGTCATTTTTGACTAAGCAAATTTGCTTAGTTTGGGCAAAAAAACACCAAGAAAACGGGGGAAAACCCGAAATAATCGACCCGTGGTAACTAAGCGGGAATGCAGATCAGCGCGGGCGACGGATCGCGGCTGCAGCTTCGACAAAATAGCTAAGTGTTACCGCGTTTTTCGTGGTCGTGTGGAAGTCGCTGAGGTGCACAAAAGCGTTGCGGGCCGGGCTCGATATCGTAAGCCACTCCGCAATCGCGCGCTCCGCGGCCGGCAGCGAGATGTCCGGCAGGTCAGCGCACCCCGCATAGGACGCACGGCGGCGCCTTGGGCAGTTCTGGCGGCATGGCGGTGGCTCCGCGGTCGTGGCTCGCCAGCACATCGGCGAGCCGATCATAGGCGGCGGCATCGGCGGGACAGCGGCTCGCTGCCACATCTGCCAGCACTGCTAAATGCGCTAGCGGGAGCTCGCAGCCAGTCTCCGCGCGTTCGAGCAGCCACGTCTTGAAACCCTGAGTTTTCTTGGCGGGAAAATCACCCATTTGCCCACCTACTGGCACGCGTGCAAGCCGTCTAGGTGGATCAAGGGATGATTTTCGCACACCCCAAAAGTCGCGGTCACACGTCGTACAAGGTAGCCTCACTGACAGACGTCAACGCACAAAATCGCTAGCGATCACACGTCAATTTTGCTGCGCGGATCCCGTCGCTAGTCCTCACCCGCGCCAGCGCCGAGCAAGGCCACCGTGATGGCGCGATAAAGCTCAAGCGTGGGTGGCTTGGCCAGTCGCAGGTGTCGCAGCGTTGGCAGCAGTCCGGCTTCGATGGCGAGTCGCCCGGCAGCCGACCGCAGAAACAACATCAGTGCATCCGGCATCGGATCCGGTGCTGCGACGCCGCCGCCCAGCAGCTGATCGATCGACAGTCCTAGCGCGTCTGAAATGCCGATAATCTGCTCGATTCGTGGCTCTGACTGGCCGCGTTCCCAGCGCGATATCGTAGCGATTGATACGTCGATCTTGACGGCCAGGTCCGTCTGCGTGTGGCCGCATTGCTCGCGCAGAGTCTGCAGGCGTGGACCGAAGTCAGGGCGGGTCAGGGCGGGCGCGGGTGGGCGTTTAGGCGGCCGTTTGGCGGGCGGCTTGGGGGCGGGCGAACGGGTAGGACTACGGGACGTCACGGCCCGTGTGTACGCTGCCAACGAACAAAAACGCAATCGCGCATTTGCATTTTTGCTGTGCAAGTCAACTTGCCACGACACGTCAAAAATGACTAGCGTGCGGCACGATGTGGACCTTCGGCGAATGGTTGTTCACCGCGCGGACGTCGCGCGGTTTGCTGCAACGTGACGTCGCCGAAATCGCGCAGACACACCCCGTCACGCTGTCGCGATGGGAGCGTGGCGAGTCCGAGCCGTGCGTGTCGCAGCTGCGGCGGCTCGTGATGCTGTTCGGGTCCGCACCACATGAGGCACTAGGACTAGACGCGAAAGGCGGCGATCCAGATGGCGAAGCGACCCACGACACCCACGACGACGACACCCGAGACACCCGAGACATCCAAGCGCCGGAAGGTGGCGCCGGCGGCGACCACACCGCCGGCGGTGCAGGCGGTGGCAGCGAGCAACGGCCACGCGCAGCCGTTGGAACCACTGCAGCCGATAGCGGCGGAACCGGGCGAGCGCACCGAAACCCGCGCGTGTCCGTGCGCGCTGACAGAAGCTGAGCGGCTCGAGTACGGTCAAGAGCAGTCGGAATGCGAGCTGCAATATGAGCGCCTGAAAGCTGCGGCGGCGGAGATATCTAGGACAGCACGCGAGCACGCGGCGCGCCGCAACAAGCTGGCCCACATCATCGATGCAGGCGTCGAGGAACGGCCGATCGATTGCGTGTGGCGCGCTGATTACACCGCGAAAGAATGGCGGCTGCTGCGTACCGACACGGGCACCACCGTGGAATCGCGCACGATGACAGGCGCTGATTTGGTGCACGATTTGTTTGGCAGCGAAGCCGCCGACAGCAGCGACGACGGGCCGGAGCCACCGCCGCCGGCCGATGATGATGGCTTCGAGCCCTGGCCCGACGACGACGGCTCGACACCTATCACGACCGTGGAATTCGTGCCGCCCGTGGTGGCCGTGCCCAGCGGGCCCACACGACTACCGCCACCGCCTAGACGTTCGGACGGCACGCAGCCGCCCACGTCCACGCCCGGCCACGACGTCGCATGAAAGCCGTGTCAGACGGCCCGATCACAAAGTCACGCCCCACCACCACGCCGCGGCGCGTGGTGGTGCCACTGCCGGTCAAGCGTGAATGCAGCACCGCCCACACAGCGGAGCTGCATGCGTCGGGCCTGACAGATGAAACCATCGCGCTTGCGGCGCTGTACACGGAGCTGTCGCCGCGCGCGATCGGGATGCTGGTTGATCGCAGCACGTACCCGCGGAGCTGCGGCGCCGCGCTGGTTTTTCCTTTCTTTCTGCCTGGCGACGTCGCGCCGTACGTGTATCGCGTCAAGCCCACGACGCCGCGTGTAGACGCCCGTGGGTCGAAGCCGCGGGCCATCAAGTACGACCAATCACACCGCATTGGCTCGGTGGTGTACTACCCACCGCGCGCGCGCATGGCCGGTGCGTACGGCCCGCCGGCAGCTGGTGAGGATCCGGCCGCCGCACCGCCGACAGCTGGTGTGGATCCGGCACCCGCACCACCGCCGCCGATGTATTGGACGGAAGGCGAGAAAAAGGCTCTGCTGCTCGATCAGTTGGGCCTGCCGTGCATCGGCCTAACTGGTGTGGATAACTGGGTCGAGCCCGGCACGTCGCATGCGGAAGTCGTGCAACTGCACCCGCTGATCCGTGACTACGTGCACGTAGCAGCGCGGCAGCATGTGATCGTGTTCGACGGCGACGCGCGCACGAACGGGCAAGTGATGCGCGCTGCGTGCCGCCTGGCCGGCGTGCTCCACGCCCACGGTGCGGCATCGGTGGTGCTCGCGTGCTCGCCTGATCCGGCGTGCAAGGGGATCGACGATTATTTCGCGAAGCACGGGCTAGACGCAACGCTGGCCGTGCTGCGTGCCGCCACGCCGCTTGATCCGATCGATCCGTCCAACCCGCGCGCACGTATCCATGCAGTCAAGGCGCTGGCCGCCGCACCGGTGCCCAAAGCGTGCGTGCTGCCTGATGGGTACGACGTGCGCGACGATGGCACGCTGTGGCGTGTGGGCGTCGCAGAACGCCAAGGCGGCGCCCAGCTGATCAGCGCCGCAGGCCCGATCCTGATCGAGCGGTATTTGGAAGACCTGTACACGGGCGAAGGTCGTGTTGACGTCACGTATCAACACAACGGGCCGGATTCGTGGACGTCGCAATGCATCTCACGGTCCGCCATGGTCGATGCGCGCACGTGCGTCGCGGAGCTCGGCGCGTACGGTGCACCGATCACGTCGTCGAACGCCGGCAAGACGATCGATTGGCTGCACGCCTTGGGCGCCGTCAACGCCGCACACATACCCGTGGTCAAGTCTGTGGGCCGGGTAGGGTGGCACGACGTGGACGGCCAGCGGGCTTTTGTGTCCAGCGAACCAATCACCGCGCGCGGTGTGCCGGCCGGCGCTGCTGGACAGGTCGCTTTAGATTCACGTGGCGATCGAAAGCGACTATACGCCGCGCTGCGGCCGCGTGGTGACGCAGTGAGCCACGTGGCCGCTCTGCGCGAGGCGTGGGACGCGGACCTGTCGTGCGCGCTGGTGATTGCCGCAGCGCTGGCCGCACCGCTGCTCGAGCCGCTGTCAGCGCCGAATTTCGGCGTGCACCTGTCGGGCGAATCGAGCACCGGCAAAACATCGATGCTGCGGATCGCGGGATCCGTGTACGGCGATCCGCACGATCCGCAGTGGCTGGCGTCGTGGAATGCGACCGGCGCCGGTGCTGAGTTGCGCGCTGCGATGCTGTCGGACCTGCCGCAGTGCTACGACGAAATCGGCGGCGGCGAACCGGAAGCCCTCGATCGCATGGTGTACATGCTGATCAACGGCACCGGCCGCACGCGTGCGCAGCGGGATCTGGCGCTGCGTGAAACCCAGCACTGGCGCACGGTGCTCATATCCACGGGTGAGCGCGATTTGATGTCGGACAGCAGCGCCACCGGCGTGCGGACACGGATCATCAACGTGCCGCTGGCCGGATTCGGCAAGCTGACACCGACCGCGATCGATCGGCTGCGTGCGGCGTGCGCCCAGCACGCGGGCAACTTCGGCCGCCAATGGCTGCAGATGCTTGTGGACATCGACGATTGGCCCGCATGGCGACAGCACCACGCCGAATACTTGGCGGAATTCCAGCGCTACGCACGCGAAGCCGCAGGGCCCGGCGGCGAGCACGATCCCGGCATCCACGCACGCACGGCGCACTATTTCGCGACGCTCGCCACCGCGGAAGCGATGGCCCATTGGATCGGATTCGGCAATCAGGGCGACCGGATGTGCGCTGCGTATCAGCAGCACTGCCAGGCCAGCATGGTCGAATCACTCGCCCAGCGCGCGCGGCAGCTGGTGGAAGATTGGGCACTGTCAGATCCGGATGGTTTCCCGGTGGCCACGATGTCAACTTCGGGCGGGCTGTGTTTGCCTGTGATCCGACCTGGACAGCGGCTCCGCGGCTTTCGGAGTGGCGATGCGCTGTATGTGCTGCCCACCGAGTTTTCGGATTTCTGCGGCCGCCATAGACTCGCAGCGAAGGTTGTCATACGGCTGTGGGCGAGCCGCGGGTGGTCACGATGTGACGCCGGCCGCTGTGACATGCGCGTCCGAATCGCTGGACGCCAAATCAAGGTAGTAGAGCTCTTGCAAATTGTGGAGCTGGCCGAATGAGCGCCAGTTTTCACAAAAAACTGGGCTCGTTTGGACTCATTTGGACTAGCCCATGGGCTCACCCTGGCGCAATGGTTTCGCATACTTGCGACCGCGTTTTGGGGACTAGTCCAGTTAGCACGGGGTCTGCCTCGCGTATGTGCGTGAGATTTTTCCTTGGCACCACTGTGTGCCGGGGTGATGCGGTATCGCACCTTGGGCGTCAGCCAGTATCCGGCGGGACACCTGAGAAAAAACATCGCGCGCATACGCGAGGCGACACCCGTGCTAACTGGGCTATACCCATAAATCGGGCTCTAAGTATATGTAATGATTGGATTTGCTATAGTCCAAGCTATAGTCCAAATGAGTCCAAACGAGCCCAGTTATTTATAGAAAGCGGCGAACGTGGCGGAATCTAGAACGCCACCAACACGCCGTGTGCCCCGGCTTGGGTTGCCCGCCGCTAGTCATGCCGTCCCGCAGGTGGTGACGGTCGCAGCGCTCGAAGCCGCCCAGTGTGACCTGCGGACGCTAAGCGCCCTGCCGATCCCGGCCTGCATCGGCTGTGTGCTGGCTAGGACGGGTCAGGCGGTGGCGCTGCGAGTGTCGACAGCCGCACCGCCGCCGCCGGGCGAGCCACGCCCCACGCTGGCCGGGCTCGAGCTCCACGCGCTGTGGCTCGCTGCGGAGCACGACCGGGCCTGGCCGCGAGACGTGGCTGGGTGGCTCACTGCCAAAGCCGCAAGCCCGCTTTGGCGGCTGTCGCGGGCCGTAGCGCTGGGTGAGCTGGGCGAATCGGTGCGGCCGCTTGGGTGGTCGCTGGGTGCCGTGTGCAGGCGGGTTGGCCTGCGGATTGACGGGGTTTGGCTATGAGTGCGACTAGAACACAGCGCGCAGTCACGAAGGCACCTGGACGGCGCCAGGCGCCACGCAAGCGGGCTACCGCGTACGTGCGCCGGCCGCCACGCCGGAAGCCAACGCAGGCCCAGCTGGTGCGACTACGGGGGTACGCCGCACTGCCCTGGCGCTGTGCCGTGCTCGCGGTCGACACCGCCGGGCGATCTGGGTGGTCGGCACGCTACGCAGGTGTGCAGTCTGCGTATGGTGAGGTTGAAAGCCTGGACAGTGATGCGCTGTCGTACATTGTGCGGTGGTTCGTGCACGACGCCCAAGCTTTGGGGCTCGCACCGGTGCTTGTTCTGGAATCACCGTATGGGGGTAACAAAGCCGTTTTGATGGCCCTCGGTGCGGCGCGGGAGCGGTGGCTCACGGCCTGGCGAGCGGTCGGACTGCATGAGCGGCGAGTCGTCAAAATCGAGCCATCGCGGTGGCGGCGTCACGTACTCGGACCGGCGTACACAAGTATGCGGCGTGATGTGATCCGCGAACACGAACGTACGACAGCGCAGGCGCTGGTGGGCGGGCCCACCGGGCCCGATGAATCGGCCGCGATCTTGATCGGCGTGTGGGCGGAGCGAGCTCCGGAAGTTGGCGCGGTGCTTGGGCGTGATGCGGTGACCGTGCAGCCTGGCGCGCGTAAACCGGTGCTCGCACCGGATGGCGCACCGTCGCAGCGTGCAGACCTGCCGCGCGTGGTCGTGGTGAACCAGCGGAAGTTGACGCGCGAGCAGCGGGAAAGGTCGCAGTGGTACACACCGCCCAAAGCAGCTGCAGCGCTGTGGCGGTGGGCGCTGCAGGGCGGCGAGCCCGTGACCGTGCTCGAGCCCTCTGCCGGCTTGGGCGCGCTGCTAGAGCCCGTGTTGGCCGCACCGCATGCGTGTACGCAGATCACGGCCATCGACTTGGATCCTGCGAACGTGGCGATCCTGGCAGCGATGCGCACGCCGCCGGGCGTCACCATCACTGCACGGTGCGGGGATTTTTTGGCCGGCGGCGGGCCGGACATCTTCGATCTGTGCCTGATGAATCCGCCGTATGAGCTCGGTAAAGCGGAAGCTTTCATCGTGCACGCGCTCAAGTATTCGCGACGCGTGTGCGGGATCTTCAAGACGTCGTTACTGCACGGCAAGGAAAGACACGAAACGCTTTGGTCTGTTACGCGGATCACGCGCCTGGCACCGCTGGTGCTGCGGCCGTCATTCGGTCGCACGGATGCAGCTAGCGGCGGCAAGACTGATTACATGGCTTTTGAAATCGTGGCACGTGCGCCGGGCGAAGTGCCGGCCGGGCGTGAATACGTGGAGCTCGAGCCGTGGCGGCTGTGACCGTGGCGGCGGTCGCAGTCAAGGCGTCCCACGCCTGGCGTGCGTGGCAGTGGTTCAAGGTGTGGCTGCAGGTCTTGTTGTTCGGTGAACCGCTGCCACCGCCACCGCGCGCGACGGTGTGGCGTATCCAGCAGTGGCACGATGGCGTGGGTTGGGTCGTGTACGTGTCGCGTGGTGAGATCGTGCTCGGTATTGGGTACGCGATTGATCGTGGCGACGCATGCGCGATGGCGCGGATCGCGGTGCGTCGAACTGTCAGACGCATACGACGTGACACAATCAGGGCTCGAGCGGGATTTGTCGAGCAAAAGCAAAAGGATGCATGATGATACGCGCGGAAACTGACACGAAGAAACGGGCGCGATCATGAGCCACGCGCACGGCAACACGCTGGCGTCGCGGCTTGACGTTCGCGACCTAGATCGGTTCACGCGGGAGCATGACTATATCTGCCAGTACATCGAAGCGCACGCAGAGGAATTTGTGCGGCGGGTCACGGGGGAAACTCCGGGCGTTTGCTATCGCCACGCTCAAACCGAGATGGAATATCTCTTGAGTGGCGAGAGGGGTTTCAAGGTCGGATTTGTAGACCTTTTGATTAGAGTCGAAGAATCTTTTAGGTACTTTCGGTATCCGCGCGATGTTGGATGGAACGGCATTGAAAGGGATCGATTGGTTGCTGAGCTTGTCGAAATCCGAGAATGCGAAGGTCCGCCGGAAGTCGTATGGATCAGCGACAGTTGGCACCTGCCGCGAATCCTTGTGGAAGTGAAATCGAGCGTTTCCAGCATTGGTGAGGTTATTCGGCAGCTTCGTTTGTATAGGCAAACGCTAGAGAAGATGCAGGGCGAGCGCAAAAAGGTGCTTCGTTCGGTGCTGGTGACTCCGCAACGGTTGCACGCTGCCGCCGTCAATTCGCTGCGAAATGCAGACATCGAATACATACAAATCGGCGAACGATTCGAGACATGGAAAGCAGAGCAGGGGCTGACATGACTGAGAACAACACAGCTCCGGCCGCCGAATGGGTAGACATCGCATCGCTGCGACCGTGGGCCAAAAACCCGCGCAAAAACGATGGCGAACCGGTGGTCAAGGTCGCCGAATCGATCAAGCGGTTCGGCTTCGCGGCGCCGATCGTGGCCAGGTTGGCCACGCGCGAAATCATCGCGGGCCATACGCGCTGGAAAGCTGCGCAGTCTTTGAAGTTGGAACGTGTGCCGGTGCGTTTCGTGGATTTGTCCGAGAGGGAAGCGCACCTGCTGGCCCTCGCAGACAATCGGTTAGGTGAGCTCGCAGAGTGGGATACGCCGGAGCTGCATGAACTGCTGCGGTCGTACGATCTGGGCGATCAGATGCTTGCGGGTTGGGTTGACAAAGACCTGCGAGAAATGGAGCGGCTGATTCGCTCGAGTACGGAGCTCGCAGACGACGATGCGCCCACGCCGCCCACCGAGCCCGTCACGCAGGCGGGCGATCTGTGGCTGCTCGGTCGGCATCGGCTGGTGTGTGGCGATGCTACGGACGCGAAGCACGTGGCGCTGGCCAGGGCGAAGCTAGAGCCTTTTATCATGGTGACTGATCCGCCGTATGGCGTGCAGTACGACGCCGCATGGCGAAAGGCATCCGGGATGAATCCCAAGGGTGTAACGCGCGAGCGAACGGGCAAGATTGAAAACGACGATCGCAGTTCGTGGCCTGAAGCATACAAACTGTTTACGGGTGCGGTCGCTTACGTGTGGCACGGCGGCACGAACGGCGCGGGTGTACAGGTTGACTTGGGATCGGCGTCGCTGCGTGTGCGTACGCAAATCATATGGAAGAAAGGCCGGCTGGTGCCAGGCCGTGGGCACTACCACTGGCAGCACGAGCCATGCTTTTACGCCGTGCGTGAGGGCACGTCCGCGCGCTGGGCGGGCGACCGTACGCAATCGACGGTGTGGGAAATCTCGAATCGTCCGACCGATACCAACGAAGAAACCACGCACTCAGCGCAAAAGCCGCTCGAGTGCATGGCCAGGCCGATACGCAATCACGGGATGTCAGGCGATGTCGTGTACGATCCGTTTTGCGGATCCGGCACCACGCTGATCGCCGCGGAGCAACTAGACCGCACGTGCGTGGCGCTCGAGATCTCGCCTGCATACTGCGATGTGATCATCGAACGCTGGCAAGCTGTAACCGGGAAGAAAGCCGAACGGGGCTAACACCGATGTCCAACCATTTGCGCATCCGTTTGGACAGCGGCAAGTTTGCCTACATCACGATCACGAAAGGACAACTGGACATGTCAGACGAGCCCACCGAGCCCACCGACACATCAAACGAGCCCACGCCGCCCAGCACACCACCGGCACCACCGCCGCAGGCTTTCGAGCCAATCCTGCAGTATTTCTCATACAAGCACCTGCCGCCCACGCTGGCGACTGTGAGCGCCCAGTTCGCGGTGCTGGCTGAATTCATCATGGACAACTTGCCGCGCTGCGCAGAGCGCACGGTCGCTCTGCGGAAGTTGCTCGAATCGAAAGACGCCGCGGTGCGTGCCGCGCTGGCGCGGTGATGCCATGCCACGCGGCGCAAACTCCAAGCTCACGAAAGAGCTCCAGGCGGAGATCACTCAAGCAATCCGGCAAGGTGGCTACACGTACCACGCCATCGAAGCCGCCGGCATTTCGCAGACCACATACCAGAACTGGATGGCGCGCGGTGCCAAGTATGAGGAAACCGGCGGACCGAAAGAGGATCGGCGTTACTACGATTTCGCGGTGGCCGTGCGTAAGGCGCAAGCGCGCGACACGTTGCGCTCGCAGTCGGTGGTCACGCGCGCGGAGCTCGCAGGCGATTGGAAGGCTGCGGCGTGGTCGCTAGAAAAGAAAAACCCACTCACGTACGGCCAGCGCGGCCAGGGCGGTGGGGGTATCGCTACGGTCACGCTACGCGGGCCAGGCGCGGCTGCGGATGGCAGCGGCGACACCCACGCCAAGGTTGAGTTTTATTTGCCGGACAACGGCCGCAGGCCGGACGCGACGACGACCACGACCACGAACGGGAAAGGCTAGGCGATGCAACGTCTGATCGGTATCGATGAGAAAACGCCTCTTTCTGAGAGCCAACTTCGGGATATTGAGTCGCGAGTGCGCGCTGCAAAGCAGCGATCGCAGCAGCCCATGCCGGTGCCGGTCGTGAATCGCAGGCAACGCCGCAGGGTGGCCGCTCTGGCTCGCCTGCAACGAAAGCAGAAAGGGAAACAGCCATGATGAGCCAAACGGACCTAGACGCAGAGCCCGAGACTTTCGCGGATGCGGAGTGCGCCGCCGAAACGCCGCTTGCGATCTTCGTGCGGGTGCCACGTACCGCGCGCGTGCCGTTCTACGTGTGGATACCCAAGTCTGTCGTGCACGACGACTCCGAAGTGTACGACGCCAAAGCCAACGCGCGCGGCAAGCTGGTGATCAAGCACTGGTGGGCGGCGCGGGAGGGCTTGGCGTGATGGCAAAAATAAACCTGGAAAAGCGTGCGGAGCGCGATGCTGAGCGTGGGATCGGTCGCTGCGGAGTTTTGAACGGAATCGGAAACCCATGTCAAGCCGTCGTTAGTCCTGGCGGCATGTGTTTTCGTCACGATCCCGCACGGGTGGCGGAGCGCGATGAATATGAGCGAATCGCCTATGAAAAGGCGGTAACGGAAGTCGTGCACCGGAAGGCAGAGATCGAAAGGGGGATAGCAAACCTTGAAGCCCGTCAAAGGGCCATGCATCTGAATACGGAAAAGCTTTTCCACTCATTGGAAGCCGAACGCAGGGATCTGGAGCGTCGCGTGGCCAGTGCGCGGGCGGAGCTTTTGCGCCTTGAGAATGATGTTAGGCAGGCACAGTCAAACGTCGTGGCGGCGGCAGGTGAGCTTTTGACGCGGGCGAAGCTCTATATCGCGCAGATGTCCAACGGGATGAGTGAGCAGGCGTGCGATTTGGCTATAAGATGTGCAGAAGCACTGACTAACCACTCGCGCGAGCGTCGGCTTCTAAGCTTGCACGGCGAGTCGAGGCAGAAGCGCAGTGACACGCCGATCACCGATATGGCGCGTGGTGCAGCGCCTAAGCCGGAGCCATTGGACGCGTGACCGCCGCCGTCCGCATCGCCCCACAACCTGGCTCACAAGAGGCTTTTCTATCCTCCCAAGCTGACATCGTGTTTTATGGCGGTGAAGCGGGCTCGAGCAAGACGGCCGGGCTTGTCCTTGAGGGACTGCGGTGCCACGACATCCCACGCAGCGGCGGGATATTGTTTCGCCGCACTTCGCCGCAGCTCGAGGGCCCTGGCTCGCTGTGGGAGCTCATGCGGGAGTGGTACCCGGCGCTGGGCGCGCGCCTGACTGAAAGCCCGGTGCTCAAGGCGACGTTTAAGTCAGGCGCCACGGTGCAGCTGTCGCATCTGCAGTACGAAAACACGAAGTTAGCGCATCAAGGCAAGGGCTACTCATTCGTCGGCTTCGATGAGCTGACACACTTTAGCGAGGGCCAATTTTGGTATTTGGTAAGCCGCTGCCGCTCGACATCAGGCGTCAAGTCGTACGTGCGGGCGACGATGAATCCGGATCCGGATTCGTGGGTCAAGCCCATGATCCGCTGGTGGCTCGACAAAGCAGGCGAGTACGCACGGCCGGAGCGTAGCGGCGTGGTGCGCTACTTCTATCGCATCGGCGACGCCATGCACTGGGCGACGTCCGAAGATGCGTTGCGGGCCAAATTTCCCGAGCAAACTGAGCGGCCGATGTCGTTTACCTTCATTTTGGGCCGGCTTGCGGACAACAAGATCTTGTTGAAACTCGATCCCGGCTACCGCGCGCGCTTGCTGTCGCTGCCGCGCGTTGATCGTGAGCGGCTTCTAGGCAACGGCCAGGGCGGCAATTGGAACATACGCCCGGCTGCGGGCCTGTACTTCCAAAGATCGTGGTTCCGCGTGATCGAAGCCGCACCGCATGAGCGCGAATTCGTGCAGGTGGTGCGTGGATGGGACAAGGCGGCGACCAAGCCAGGGCCGGGCAATCCCGATCCATGCTGGACGCGTGGCGTCAAAATGGGTGTCACGCGCGCGGGCCGGTACGTGGTGCTGCATGTCGAATCGCTGCGAGGATCGCCGCAGACGGTGCTCGAAGCGATCCGCCGCATGGCCACGCAAGACGGCCGGGGCGTCAAGATCTGCATGTGGCAGGACCCAGCGCAAGCGGGCGTTGTCGACATGACACTCACAAAGCAATGGCTGTCTGGGTACTGGGTTGACTCAGAAATCGCGAACCAGAACAAACTCGCCTACGCGGGCCCATTCAGCACGCAGGTGGAAGCTGGCGCCGTGGATATCGTGCGTGGGCCCTGGAATGACGAGTTTTTAGGTGAGCTCGAAGCATTCCCCGAGGGCAAGCACTCCGATATCGTTGACGCATCGTCGCGGGCATTCCGCGCGCTGTCGCAGGCGAACGTGCGGATCTACGAGATGGCCATGGCTAACATCAAAGATGAGCTGATCGCATGACTGAAAACCTGTCAGCCGAAATCGCAGCCACCGTCACGCGCACGGATTCGTGGGTCAACCTGCTGACAGGGTTGGGCACCACGCGAGACAAGGTCACGCACACGCGCATGACGCCGGGCGAACGGCTTGGTGATGGTGCGCTCGAGTCGCTTTTCAACGACGACGACACCGCGCGCAAGATCGTCAGCAAGTTGCCGCAGGAAGCTTTGCGCCGCGGCTACCGTATAGAGCTCGAAGCCGACAACGAAGTGGGGGAGGGCGACGACGAGTACGCCGCCGCAGCCGATGCGGGCGACGACGACGATGCATCCGGCGCCGATGTCGAGCGGGAGCTGCTAGACAAGTTGAAAGCCCTGCAGGCGGATGCGCGCCTGCGTAACGGTTGGATCTGGGCTCGCCTGTACGGTGGCGGCTCCGGCCTGTACGTGGGCGCCCAAGACGGCCGCAGGCCCGATCAGCCGCTGGACGAATCCAACATCAGCACCGTGTCTTTTTTGAACGTCGTCAAGCGGCCGCAGATGGTGGTCAAGGCGCGCGGGTTGGATGTGACACAAGCCGGGTATGATGAGCCCGAGATTTACACGGTGTATCGTACCGGCATATCGACCGCCCAGCGGCAAACGCCGGATCAGCTGGGCACGACCGTGGACGTGCACGCAAGCCGGCTGATCTTGTTCGACGGTGCTTTGACCGCGCGCAACACACAGCCATCGGTCACGGAGTGGGAAGATAGCGTGTTGCAAGCCGCATACGGAGCGCTGCAGCAGTCCGCCACGGGTTGGCAGTCGCTGGCGCATCTCATGACAGACGCGTCGCAAGGCGTGTTCCACATCGCCAACTTGCTAGACCTGCTGGCCGCCGGCCGCATGGATGAGCTCCGCACGCGCCTGGCCGCCATGGACATGGCGCGGTCGGTGGCTCGAGCGATCCCGATCGATGCGGAAAAGGAAAAATTCGAGCGTGTGAGCACGTCGTTTGCGGGTTTATCCGAAGTGATCGACAAGATCATGATGCGGATCGCATCGGCCGCAGAAATGCCGCTCACTCTGCTGTACGGGCGTTCGCCCGCCGGGATGAACGCGACAGGTGAGTCAGACATCCGCGGCTGGTACGACACCGTGTCAGCGGCGCAAGAGGACATCTTGAAACCGCGGCTGCATCGGCTGATCACGCTGCTTTGCCTGGCG